TCACGACGCCTTCTTCTCCAAGCTCTCCTGCCAGGCATTTATCGCCGATGTTCGCCAGCGCACACAATTGACGCCGAGCTTGATAGGGGCAGGAAACAGGTTCTTGTCGATCCACCGGTAGATCGTGCTGGGGTTCACTTGTGTGATTGCCTCGATATCCTTCAAGGTCAGGAAGGGATCAACGGCTTGGTTTGAGGACATGCGGAAACTCCGAAGGCATGCGCCGGGGCGCGTGTCATAATTTCAAAGGGGAAATGGCGCTGGGCGCCTCGGGTCTGTCCGCTCGCAATACTATGCGAAAACATGCGAAGCCGGTCAAGCTGCCGCGCCATCTATTTTTGAGGAGAACGCCGGGAAAGGCGTTCAGTGCGCCAACGCGCTTGCAACCAGCCACACCACGCTGATCACGATCGCGACGACAATTACGCGGCCCTGTGGCCGCGCCGCCTGGGTGAAATGCCGTGCCTTAAGCTTCGTCATGGCGATGCCGTCTCCCGATCTCGGCGCTTCTTATGCGGAATGCCTTCAGGATGATCTCGACGATGATAACGCCGCCTATACCGATGATGAAACCCCCGACGCTGGCAGACTGTTCCCCCGGCACCTCGAGGTGACCCAACGCCCACTGAAACATCGGTATCCCGATCGGCGCCAGAAAGTATGCCGCGACGGCACCGACGAACAAGCGACGGATGCCGGAGCCGATCCCGTTCCATTCCATCGCGACCGACACGGCGCTACCTGCGATGCCTGCCATTGCAGTCTTCACGTCGTCGATGGTGATATAGTCCCAGAAGCTCATCGAGGAAGGCCTCCGGTCGCTCGGCGGAATTGCTTGTAGGTCTCGATCGAGACTTTGCAGGATTTCAGGCCGTCGTAGAGGCTGGCGGTATAATTCGCCCACTCCCTATCGGCGGCGCCCTTTGGGGGCAGCTTCGGCATCGCCGGCGTCGGAAGCTGCTGCTCCGGCCGGTCCTGCGACTGGTAGGCTACCGTTGGCCCCGTCACGGTCACCCTCTCCTTCGAGGAGACGCAAGCCGTCAAAGAGAGCAGTGAAAGGAGCACTATCGCGAACCGCGCTGCTTTCCGGGGCATTGTCGATATCCTTTTTGATCTCTGCCATCCGAACCGCGAGGGTGCGCTCTGCAAGAGCTCTCGCCAGTTCCGCGGTAAGCAGGGCGTCCTTTTCCTGGACGATGCGGTTGTGGTTCTTCTCCGACTGTTCGAGGTCGGCGTTCGCCTCGTCGAGCTGCCGCTTGGCGAGCGCTTTTTCAGCGGTCAGCGTTTCGATGGTCTGCCCGCGCCAATGGAACGCCAGGCCAACTCCGACGAGGGCGAGCAGCAGGACGGCGCAAGCGATGATGAGGCCCTTCTGGATCATCGCGACCTAGAGCAGCTTGGCGACGGCGGCGCGGAGATTGTCGCCGCAGGCCTGCGCCCCTTTGACACTCGGCGCGAAAGCGAGGCGCGTGAAATCCCACTTGCCGCGCTGCTGGATGCCAAGGTTCGACTGAACCTCGGCGTGCGAGAGCACCGTCTTCGGGCCGACCGGGATCTTGTATTCCCGGCAGAGGTCGGCAACGACGGCCGCCAGCGTATCCCACTGCTTTTCAGTCATGGGATGTTTGCCCGGATTGAACGGTGCTTCGACCGCATCGGCCATGCAGCAGAGCGATACGCCGATCGAGCCCGTATTGCAGTTGAGGGTATGGGCGGCATAGTTCTTGCCAACCGGCGCCTGGTTGGCGTCGATCGTGGGGATGCCGCGGATCAGCTTGCCGTCGGCCTCGATCAGGATGTGATAGTGCCCGCGGTCAAAATCAGACGCCTTATGGGCGCCTGCCGTCCAATGGCAGATGATCCGCTGCATCTTCGCGGCGGGCTTCCAGTCCTCGGGGATGATGTTTGTTGCGCTCATTTTGGCAGCTCCATGGATGAAGCCGCACGTCCTGCGCAGACGCCTGTTCAATAACACGCGCCTCTTATTGCAACAATCCGCCATTTCCAGTAATTAGAACGTGACTGCGCAAGACGTGCTGATTGTCCTCAACAGGAGATTGGCACTCATGGCCCCCACGACAGTCCCCTTCGGCTCCCCTCTCGCCGTCAAAAAGTGGTCCGGCAGCCTCATGGTCGACACCATGCGGAAGAGCTATTGGGACCGCAAGTTCATCGGCGAAAGCGACGAATACGCGATCCAGCGGCTCACCGACCTCGAATCCGATGCCGGCGACACCATCACCTTCGACCTTTCCGTCCAGCTCCGCGCCAAGCCGACTTATGGTGACCAGCGCCTGCAGGGCAAGGAAGAGAACCTTCGTTTCTTCTCGGACGAGATCAAAATCGACCAGATGAGGCACGGCGTCTCCGCCGGCGGCAAGATGAGCCGCAAGCGCACCACGCACAACATCCGAAAGATCGGCAAGGACCGCCTCTCGGATTACTGGTCCAAGTTCACCGACCAGATGATTTTCATCTACACCGCCGGCGCGCGTGGCATGAATGAAAACTTCATCGAGTCGACGGATTGGACCGGCCACGCCACCAACCCGATCCAGGCTCCCGACACCGACCATATCCTCTATGGCGGCGACGCGACCAGCAAGGGCTCCATCGACGCCGCCGACAAGATGACCAAGGCGACGATCGAGAAGGCCGGCGTCAAGGCGAGCATGATGGCCGCCACCACTCCGGAAAATGCCCAGATGATGCCGCTGATGATCAATGGCGAGAGCCATTACGTCTGCGTCATGAGCAAGTTCCAGGCTCACGATATGCGCACCGCCGATACCAGCGGCTGGCTGGAAATCCAGAAGGCGCTCATCACGGCGGAAGGCAAGAACACCCCAATCTTCAAGGGTGGCCTCGGCATGATCAACAACACCGTCCTGCATGAGCATGAGGACGTAATCCGCTTCTCGGATTACGGCGCCGGCAACAACGTCGCGGCCGCTCGCGCTCTCTTCATGGGCCGCCAGGCTGCCGTTATTGCCTTCGGCTCCACGGGGGGCTTCCGCTTCTCTTGGACGGAAGAGATGCAGGACCACGGCAACGAGCCGGTGATCTCGGCCGGCCTGATCGTGGGCGTCAAGAAGACCCGGTTCAATAGCCGCGACTTCGGCGTCCTCGCTCTGGACACCGCCGCAAAAGATCCCAACGCACCCTAACCGTTTGGCGGGCCTAGCTCGCCAAACTCCCCCTTTATCACGGCCAGGAGACTTTCGATGGCGCTCATCCAGAGCAAATACTCCAAGGGCATTGTCCTCGCGCCCTTCCCGGCTTTCGCCGGCCACGTCGTTGCGCATCGCTTCAGCCACATCTTCACGGCTGCGCCGGCACTCAACGACATCCTTGAACTCGCCCCTATCCCGGTCGGTTGCCGCGTCATGGATCTGATCCTCGATGCCGATGACATGGACAGCGGCACTGTCCTCACCTGCGACGTTGGCGTCATGTCCGGCCTCTTTGGTGTCAACGACAACGCTCGCACCGTCGGCGCCGAGTTCTTCTCCGCTTCGGCGCTCCTTCAGGGCGGCGGTGTTGCCCGTCCGACCTTGAAAACCGCGTTCCGCGTAACTCCCACCGACACCACCCGCGGGATCGGCATCAAGATCACCGGCAGCATCGCGACCTTCACGCCCGGCGAGATTGGCCTCACCGCCTACTACGCGACCACGTAACCGAGCCGCCTTTGCACTTCGATGGGGGGCTCGTGCGCGAGGCCCCCTCTTTTTTGAGAGGAATTGGTATGGCGCTCATTCAATGCAAGCTCGGGCCAGGCGAACGAACGGTTGGAAGCGACACATATGCTTTCCGTACCGACGAGCACGGCAGAGCGGTTGCCGAGGTACCTAACCTCGCCCACCAGATCTGCTTTCTTTCGGTCGAGCATTATCTCATCGCTCCGGAGCTCCCGGCGTCGACCCCGCTGGACCCCGATGGGCAACCGGCCTCGCCTCTGTCTCCCCCGCAGCCACCCGCCGCTCCGGTAGTGCCGGCACGTCGCGGTAAGCGTCGTCAGGGGTAACGATGAAGGCGAAGGACATCATGCTTCGCGTCTCGGTCGATCTTCTCGACAGCGATCACGTGCGTTGGCCGCTCGACGAGCTGGCGCACCACATAGAGGACGCGGTGAAAGCGATCATCGTCGCCAAGCCATCGGCCTCGAGCGGACTCATGGAATTGACGCTGGCGAAAGGCACCAAGCAGGCTGTGCCCGACAATGTCGTTCAGCTTCTTGACGTCGTTCGCAACATCGAGGGCGCGAACGGTGCCGCCGGCCGTATGATACGTTCAGTTTCCCGAGCCGAACTCGATGCGAACGCTCCCAGATGGCACGATCCGGCCTATGTGCCGTTCCGGCGCGAGGTGCGGCATTTCGTGTTCGACGAGCTGCTGCCCAAAAACTACTTCGTTTTCCCAGGCAATGACGGCACCGGCCGGGTAGAAGCTGCCGTCTCAAAGCTACCGCCGCTGATCACCGAGCTGCAGGACGGAGACGTTACGGACATCGAGACGTGGGACGTCGAAGTCGGCATCGATGACCAATATCAGCCCGCGGTGCAGGATTACGTTCTCTATCGCGCCAACAGCAAGGAAGACACGGCAGCAGATCCGGGCAAGGCGGTTCGGCATTTTCAGGCCTTCGCCACCGCGATCGGCATCCAGTCACAGGTCGAAAGCTCCACCAGCCCGGGACGGAGGAAGTAATGCCCCAGATGTTGGACATCGACGACTTTCTGCCGGACGCGCTGCGCTACGCTCCGAATGTGAGCGACCTGGTTGCCCAGCGATGCGTCATCGCCGCAGCGCGAGAGTTCTGTGAGCGGCTGAAGCTATGGCGCGAAGACGATACGTTCCCAATCACGGCGCCCGACATGCAGGGTCTTTCTACCTACCGAGACGCCGACATCGTCAGCATCGAGTCCGCAAGGCTGGACGATCATCCACTAGAACCGAAGCCGATCGCCTGGCTCGATGCCAATTGCCCGGGTTGGTCTTTCGAGACAGAGAACGTCGGCTCTGCTCGTTACGTCACTCAGCTTGAACCGAATACGGTGACGGTTGTTCCGCGTGCCACCGGCACGATGAAAATTCGCCTTGTGCTGAAACCGGCCCGGGACGCCTTCTCGCTGCCGGCCTTCCTCCTCAACGATCATGGCGAGACGATCAGCCGCGGCGCCGCTGCCAAGATCCTGACCGAGCCCAACTCCGACAATCCTCAGCTGGGCCTCGACCATCGCGCATGGTTCGAAGCGAAGCTCGACAATTTGGCCGTCAAGGCAGTCAGGGGCCAACAAGGCGCCCCGCTGCGCACGAGAGGAGCATATCTCTGATGCCAGCCACCACTTATGCCGGCAACGCTATCCTCAACCTTTTCCTCCGCGGCGTCGCGCTTGCCCCTCCGACGCGCGTTTACGTCTCGCTTCACACGGGAGATCCCGGGCTGACAGGCGCGTCCGAGGTTACAACTGCCGAATGGCCTTCCTACGCTCGTCAGGACGCGGCGCAAGGCGGCGCGGTCGGCACTGGCTTCCACGCCTCGGCGTCGAAGGCATCAGAGAACGCCCTACTCATGTCATTCGGTGACAACAACGGCGCCGTGCCGGTGATCGTTACGCACTTTGGGATCTGGGACGCACCGACCGCCGGAAATTGTATTTTTGTCGGCGAACTCGATGATCCGAAGACTTATCTTCCGTCTGACGAGGCTGTCGTGCGGCAGAACGCCATAACGATCACGGTGGAATGATGATTTCCAACGGATCAGTGAATGGAAATGCGGTCAACGGCTACCCCTTGAACGGCGGTGGGTTCGTTGCGGAGGTGGCCGGCTCGGCGATCGTTGCCGTCTCTCCCGCGGGTGAGGCTAAGGCCCGTCGCATGGCTGCGGGATCAACCGCGGTCGACATCGCTGGCCGGTTGATCACGGCGATCACCGGCATTTCCCCGGTTTCGATCGTGGTGTCCGGGTCGATGACGGCCCGGCGCCTCGCCACGGGCGCCAGCGGCGTTGCCATTACGTTCACCGGCTTTGCATTGCGGCGCCCCATCGCAAACGGGCGTGCCTTGATCCGCCTAATTCCTTTTGGCCAGGCAGGGTATTCATATCTCCGCCCGACGATGCGTAACCGCCGCAACGTCATCACTGAAAATCGCCGGACGCTTGTCCGCAGCGAAGATCGATCCTTTCCGATCCACGCAGACGCGCGTCGAATCGTTGTCCCGCGCGAGTCGGAGGCCCGATGAGCACGACCATTCTGACAAAGGCTCCCGCCGACGTCCTTGACTACGATTTCGATTTCTCCCGCTGGATGCCGTCTGGCGACCGCATCACAAACGCAATCGCCTCCCTGGCCGGCACCGGCGCGATCGTCACCGACGTCGAGTGGTCAGACCTCGTGGCGAGGATCTGGCTGTCCGGCGGCGCCAACGACGAAGCAGGAATTCTCGCCATCCTCATCACGACCCATGCCGGTCGTACCAAGGAAGTCACAGCAAGCGTGCGCATCAGGGAAGACGCTTAAATGGTTCTCAAAATTGCAAACAATGCGGTTTCCACTCTCGCCGCTTCAATCAACACCAGCGTAACCAGCCTTGCGCTGGCATCGGGCGATGCCGGCAAATTTCCAACGCTCGGCGCCGGCGATTGGTTTCCCCTGACCATCGTTGACCCGTCTGGCAATATGGAGATTGTGAGAGTGACCGCGCGAAGCGGGGCGACCCTCACCATTGTTCGAGCGCAGGAAGGTACCACGGCAAAGGCATTTGCTGCCGGCTCAAAATGTGACCTCCGCCTCACGGCCGCTGCTTTGGCCGTGCTCCCGATCGCTGCCTCCGCCGTCACCGGGCTCACGGAACTGGTTGATACCTCCGTCGGGGCTGTCGTCGGTGAACCGCCGGAAGAGCTCGACACCCTCGAAAAGCTGGCCGGTGCGGTAGGAAATAACCCGACCTTCGCCCAGACCGTTACCACTCAGCTTGGGCAAAAGGCAGCTTCTGCCGATGTCTACACGAAGGCGCAGGTCGACGCGGCAATCGGTGCTGTTCAAGGCGTTCCATCCGGTATGATGACGCCCGGCGCAATGGCGACCGCTCCTACTGGCTGGTTGAAGTGTAACGGTGCTGCGATAAGCAGAACGACTTACGCCGCACTGTTTGCAGCGCTCGTTACGAACGCAGGGTTCACCCAACAGGCGTTCACCGTCTCGATCGGTTCGCCGGGTCTTTTCACAAAAGCCGCTCACGGCTTTTTTGGCGGCGAGCGCCTTCGCTTAAGCACAAACGGCGCGCTGCCAACGGGGTTGAATACAACCACCGACTACTTCGTCATCTTTGTCAGTGTCGACACGTTCTATTTGTCGACCTCTGACATAGCACCTGTCCCTATCAACACTTCAGGAACGCAGTCGGGGACACACACTTATCTGACGAGTTTGTGGGGACTTGGTGATGGGGCCACGACTTTCAACCTTCCCGATCTTCGCGGTGCATTCATTCGTGGGATGGAGGGATTTGGTCGAACCCTCGACGGTGGACGATCCATAGGTTCGTTCCAGCGAGATGCCATGCAGCCAATTACCGGTAGTGCGGGTGGCACTCTGCCCGGCGCCGCCAACGGGGCATTCTTCTACTTCGGCGCGGCTACGGATTCGTGGAGCCGAGGCGGCGGTAGCGGCACGGCCACCGCATCGCGCGTCGACTTTGACAGCTCCAGGCAGGTCAGGACAGCGGCTGAAACCCGCCCTGTCAACGTCGCGGCGCACTACTTCATCAAGATCTGAGGAGGCGGAAGATGGATATTTATCACTATCACCCTGTGAGCGGCTTCTTTGTGGCGATCGGACAGGCTGATCCTGACCCTCTCGGAAACCCTGAAGGCGACCTTTCCCTGCCGTTTCTCATTCCGGCGTATGCGACAACCGTTGCGCCGCCGGAACCGGTCGCAGGTAAAGATAGGGCGTTTCGGGACGGCGCTTGGACCTATCTCGCAATCGCGCCTCCCGTCGAAGAGCCGGAACCAGAAGTATTTCCACCCTCGTCAGATGATGTAGACGCCGAACGCGATCGGCGCATAGCCGCCGGCTTCACATTTGAGGGCGTCCTCTACCAGGCCGACGAAGAGGCACGTGAGAACATCATGGGTGCGCACAAGGCCGCATCTGACGCGATGATGCTTTTCGGCGCAGAGGCCGGGAACCTTGCGTGGCAGCAGCTCCTCGATCCGCACGCGCCGGCGGAGTTCAAATGGATCGCGGCGGACAATTCGCGGGTCTCCATGGACGCGCCGACCGTCCTGCGATTTGGCTATGCCGCTTTGGGCCACAAGTCCCGGCATATTTTCGCGGCGAGTGACCTAAAGAGCATGAGCTCGATACCCTCCGATTACGCTAGCAATCCGGCTTACTGGCCGATCTGACCGTCCGAGGTGAATATTCATGCCGGTCATCAAGATATCAGCATTTGCCGGCGAGAAGCCTCTCATCACCTCGAGGCTGTTGCCGGAGACCGCGGCGACGGCTGCGTTCAATCTGCGCCTCAACGACGGCGCTCTGTCTCCGACGAACAAACCTACGGCGACAGGAGCGAGCGCCGGCGGGGCCGACCATCGGACGATATACCGTCATCTCGACACCTGGCTGTCATGGGCCGGTGACATCTCGGCCGCGCCCGGGCCAGTCGCCGAGGATCGGCTCTACTACACCGGCGACGGCGTGCCGAAGATGCGGATCGGGAGCACGGTCTATGGTCTTGCTGTCGCCTGGCCGACAGTAGCCCTCACGGCCTCCCTATCCGGCACCGGCACCGGCGACGTCCAAAGCCGCACCTATGTCTATACCTTCGTGACTGAATTCGGCGAGGAGTCGGCTCCCTGCCCCGCCTCCAACATCGTTGACTGGAAACCGGGACAAACCATTACCCTCTCGGGCTTTGCTGCGGCGCCTGAAGGCCGCGCGATCTCGAAGCAGCGCATCTATCGGTCCCAGACGGGTAACACCGGCACCTACCTCTATCTCATAGCAGAACGGGCAGCCTCGGCTGGCGACTATGTCGACACTATCGCCGTGGATGCGTTCCAGGAGCCGCTCCCGTCGGCGGACTGGAACACGCCTCCTGACGATCTCCAAGGCCTGGTCGCTATGCCCAACGGGATGATGGCGGCGTTCAAAGGGAAAGACGTTTACTTCTGCGAGCCCTGGCGGCCGCACGCTTGGCCGGAAAAATACGTCCAGACCTGTGACAGCGCCGTTGTCGGGCTTCGCGCGATCGGTTCGACCCTGGTCGTTATGACTGAGGCTCAACCTTACATCATGTCGGGGTCCGCCCCCGACTCGATGCAGAGCCAGAAGATGGAAGCACCGTCCCCCTGCATTAACGCCAGAGGCATCGTCGATCTCGGTTTCGCAATCTGCTACCCGTCGAATCTCGGGTTGGTCGCGGTCCGTGCCGATGGGTCCGTGACCCTGGCGACGTCGGAGCTGTTCGACCGCGATGCGTGGCTCGCCCTCGCCCCATCAACGATCGTGGCAGGTCAGCACCTCGGCAACTATGTGCTGTTCTACGACACCCTCGACGCCACCGGAAACCGGATGAGCGGCGCGCTGATGATCAACATCAACGCGGCGCAGTTCCTTGTGAGGGCGGACGAGACGGCAAGCGCGGTATTCTTCGCTCCGGACGACGAGGGCCTGTATTTCAAGCGCCCCGACGAGCCGGGTATATTCCGGTTCGATTCGCCGGACGGAGCGCCTGAAACCTTCTACTGGCGTTCAAAGGAATTCTGGCTAAGCAAGCCGACCAACTTCGGCGCGCTGCTCGTCGATCTCGGCGAGGGAGTGAGCCTGAAGAGCCAGTCGAACATCGAGGCTGAACTGGCTGAAATCCTTGCGGCCAACGAAGCAACATTTGCCGCGGGAAGCCTGCTCTCGTCGATCAACGACAAGGCGCTGAACGAATTGGCCGTCAATGGCGACCTGCTGCTGCCTTATCCCACCTATGACGGCATCGTCATCAACGTCTATGGCGACAAGCAACTGGTTTTCTCCGCGACAAAGGCCGGCCAGATTACCCGCCTTCCCGCAAAGTCAAAGCACCGCTGCTGGGAGATCGATGTGAGCGCCAACGTCCAGGTCACGCAGCTGATCATCGCCGGGACGATCGATGAACTGAGGATGGCATGATGAATAACCGGGATCTTGAAAAGCTCGAGGTGCTCTACGGATCGCGAAACAGGGAGGTGCGCCGCAAGGCCGCTGTCCGGATCGAGGACGTCGCCGAGCTGCTCAACATCGCCAAGCTGAAAACCCAGACGCTGGTCGCAGATCCGACAATGGCGGATTTCAACTCTCTGCTCGCCGATCTGCGAGAGATCAGCGATCGGCTCAATTCGGTAGCCGGCGCGCTTCAACAGAGGCTTATCCGGTGAAAGAAGTCGTTTATGAGCCGGTGGAAGAGATGATCGCTTGGGCAGAAGCTCACGCGCGAATGAGGTACAAGCCGGACGCAAAGGCGATCGGGATTCGGGACGAGACCGGCTACCGAGGCATCGTCGTCTTCGACTCGTTCACCAAAACCGGATGCTGGGTCCATGTAGCATCCGACGGAAGCCGCAAGTGGATCACTCGCGAGCTCATCATTCGAACCTTCGCCTATCCCTTCATTCAGCTCGAATATCCCCGCATCAATGCTTTCGTCTCGGCAGACAACCACGATGCGGTCGCCTTCAATGAGAACTTCGGCTGGACCCGTGAGGGCGTGTTGCGGGAGGGCGGCGAGAACGGTGAGGATTTGATCCTCTTTGGTATGCTGCGCCGGGAGTGCCGCTGGCTGCCCGAACGCTTCTCTGGCAAGATCGGTCGACCTATATTATAACGGCTGAAACCGTCGCGCACGAAGTGCGACCTCCTTAAAAGAGGTTGCACAATGGGCAAGGGCAGTTCCTCCGCTCCCGATCCAGATCCGCGCATTGGCGAGGCTGCGCTCAAGCAGGCTGAAACCGGCCAGCAGTGGCTCTCCTTCGCGAAAGACGCGTTCGAGGTTTCGACCGAACGGCAGGCCGAACTCGACGCGCTGACGAAGCAAATCACCACGCAACAGCTGGGGCTGGCGACCGATCAGGCCAATTGGTCCCGGAAAGACCGAGAACGCTACGAGACGACGTTCAAGCCGATCGAAGACGAGTTCATCAAGGAAGCGTCCAACTACGCGACACCCGAACGTCAGGCCGAGGCCGCGGCCGAGGCGCGAGGAGACGTTCAGACCGCCGCCGCGACTGCTCGGGCAACCAACGAGCGCCAGGCGTCCGCGATGGGCATCAATCCGGCGTCTGGTCGGTTCGCCGGCATCAAGGCAACCACGGACATGAACACGACGCTGGCAGAGGCCAGCGCGGCGAACCTCGCGCGAACCTCCGTCCGAGACAAGGGCCTGGCGCTCAAGGCGGATGTTGCCAACCTCGGCCGTGGCTTGCCGGCACAGTCGGCCGCCGCTGCCGGCAGCAGCGTCGCAGCGAGCGGCACCGCGCTGTCGGGCAATCAGGCGACAAATGCCCAAGCCCTTGCCGCCCCCGGCATCGTATCGCAGGGTTACTCCGGCGCCATGCAGGGCTATGCCGGCATGGGATCGACGCTCAACACCCAATACGGCATCCAAAGCCAGAACTGGCGGGCAGAACAGGAACTGGCCGGCCAGAACGCTGCTGGATTGGGCAGCTTCCTTGGCGGGGTTGCCGGCATGTTCAAATTCACGTCCGACGAGAACGCGAAAGAGAACAAGGAACCGATCGCCGACGGCAAGGCACTCGAGGCGGTCAACAACATGCCGGTCGAGGAGTGGGATTATAAACCGGGCGTCGAAGACGGCGGCCGTCACGTCGGCACCTACGCGCAGGACTTCAAGAAGCAGACCGGCAAGGGCGATGGCAAGAGTATCGGGATCCAGGATGCCATCGGCATTTCGATGAAGGCGATTCAGGATCTCGACAAGAAGGTGACGAAACTCGGCCAGGCGATCGGCATTGGCGACTTCGATAAGAGCGCGGGGATAGCGGCATGAGCATTGGAATTGGCCTCGGTGGTTTCATGCAGGGCTTCCAGCAGTCGCGAAAAATGCGAATGTCCGAAGAGCAGGACGAGAAGCGCACGGCAATGCTCGATCGGCAGATGGAGCGACAGGATAAGCAGGACGCCCGGCAGGACGTGCTTAACTCCCGCGCCGACGCCGAATATGAGCGGTCGGAAACCCAGCGCCAAACAGTGGCCGGCATAGGCGCGAACGCGCAGAAGGAGTTCGACACGCGTGTGGCATCGGGCACCGCGAAGCCAGGCGACTTCGATTCCTTCTGGAGCTCGTATGCCCTGCCGAAGCTCAAGAATACCTATCTTGCCAACGGCGATCTCAATTCTGCCCGGGAGGTCATGAAGTGGGGCGAGTCGGTCGAAGCGAAAGAAGGCGCCAAGCTCGCCATGGGCGCCCTCCTCAAGGCCCAGACCGGCGATCCGGACGGCGCGCTGGCTGACGTCATCAAGGCAGGTAGCATCAAGGGCTACATCGACCATGGCTATGAGGTGCAAGGGCACGACAAGATCATGACCCCGGATGGCGCCCTCGCTGGCTACCGTCTTCACCTGAAAACGCCCGACGGCAAGGCCGTCGAGCAGGATGTTCAGCTCAACGATCTGCCGCGCCTGGTTTCAACGTTCCTCAATCCGGAGGCCGCGTGGCAGAGCCAGATGGCGGCCAAAGTGAAGGCCACGGAAAAGGCGGACGAGCTGAAAACCTACGAGCAAAAAAAGCAGATCGATAAGAAGTACGGCACCGGCGAAAACAAACAGCGTGGCGATGCGATCACGGCGCTGCGCAAGCGGCTCGACGGCGGTCTGGCTGGTGAGGAGAAGAAGTTCGACGATCTGCCGCGCGAAGAACAGGAAAAGCTAATCGGTGCGGAACTGGAACTGCAAGGTGGGCAGCCGGGCATTGGGGCGCCGGCGCCGGCGGCTCCCGCTGCCGGCAGCGGCCGGAAAGTGGTCGTAGATACCGCCACGGGCAAACCTGCAGCGCAACAGCCGTCCGCACCGGCCCAACACCCGGCGGCAGCGGCGCCCGCACCTTCCCCCGCGGAAGTCGTCGCAGTTGCGGATCAGGCTGTCCGCCAGGGGCAGAGCCCGGTTCGCATCGCGGAAGAGCTCACCGCAAGAGGCGTGCCGGAAGAACAATGGCCCGACTCGCTAAAGAGTGTGATTTCGGCAGCGCGCCAGAATGTGATCGGGCTGGGGCGATAATTACATCTTCCGACGTGGCCCAAAAAGCAGTACCGCGCTGGAAGTAGCAAACATGGTCCCGGCGATGAACCAGATGTTTCCATCGGTTCGAAACTGAATTGAGCTATCTGCGACCAAAGACGCTCCGGCGGTATAGGCAATAACACCGGCTAAAAACGCTAAAGCAATACAGAACGTCGAAGGACCTGGAGAGCGGACGTTCTTTAATACCCACCACGCAAGCAGGAAGGCGAAAAGGCCGGCCGGAAGACCGTAGGCCGCGACGCCGATCACAAATTGGCGAAAAAAGAGTTCCATCACCCACTCCCCTATGGATGCAGACAATGCCCTAGTTTTGCGAATTGTCCATCTGGTCAGCTATTTCTTGAGGTGTTCCTCAAGGTCCTGCCCATAATCGTCGAACACGTCGAGCACGAATTCCTTCACCTCTTCGACGGTAATATCGGGGTTTTGGCGGAGCTCGGACCGCAGGTGATTGATTATCGCTTGTAGAAACTGCGCTCCGACGCCTGGCGCTCCTGAGGCATAGTAGGCGTTGATCGCCTGGTCCTCATGGTTCGACAGGCCCCTCTCCTCCGATAGGCCTACGGCTACGCCTACGGGCAAGTCGCTTTCCGACAGGTATGCATTAGCTATCAGCCACTCCCGCAAAATACGGCGAACGGCCTCTGGCCGGCCGACGTCATCGCCGTCGCGAGCACTTAGATCTTTCGCCACCGTGTCTAGAGGAGCAAGGATTTCGTCGTGCACGCGGACGCCGACAATTTGCCCTTTACCGGTGGTAGGTGCTGGCCCTGGCTTTTTCTTCAACTGTGTTAACACACTTATTGACGCTGCAGTTGCAACCGTGTTAACACAGTGTCGGGCCGACGGGAAGTGCGAATTCGCCATCGGCCCTAACCGAAACGACGATCACGGAAGGATCATCGAATGGCTGATCGTGCCTATACCACCAGGCGTTCTATCTTAAAAGCAGCCGTTGCCGCACCTGCGTTCGTCGCTGTGGCGGCAACGGGTCTTTCGTCGCCGGGGACCGCAGAGCCTACCACTGCTGCCGACCTGGCTGGCTACTATGCCTTCCTGTGGATGGAGATGGAACTCATAGAGCAGGAGCTTGGCATTGGTCGCCTCGATAACCGAACCTTTTGGGTGGGTGAAGCCAGCGCTCTCAAGCTTCAGGAAGGCGTCACTCCGAACCAGCGCCGGCAATGGCTGGAAGGCTACGCAAGATCGAGAAAGATGTTTTTATGACGAGGAACTGCAGCGTCGTTGGCTGCACTAGGAGTTATTTTGCAGGAGACTTCTGCAACGCCCACTACCATCGTTTCGTTCGCCACGGGCATCCGTTAGGCGGCCGCACCCCATTGGGCGCCCCTTCCCGCTTTTTAAGAAAAGCGGTGCTTCCCTATGAGGGTGACGAATGCTTGCTTTGGCCATACGCACGATCGAGCACTGGCTACGGTCACCTGTCGGTAGACGGAAAAGTTGAGCTAGTTCACCGGATCGTTTGTCTAAAAGCACATGGCGATGCTCCCACTCCCGAACATGAGGCGGCGCACTCATGCGGAAGGGGGCACGATGGGTGTGTCACAAAAAAGCACCTCCGCTGGGCTACTCCCGCGGAAAACTCCGCCGATCGCATTGATCACGATACCCACCATCGCGGTTCAAGACATCCGATGGCGCGGTTGAAGGAGGGGCAGGTTCGTGAAATTCGAAAACTATCTGATCATGAATCGGATAGCATGATAGCGGAGCGGTTTGGTGTCACGGCCAAGCACGTGAGGAAGATCATCAGGCGTGAGACATGGGCCTGGCTCGACTAGCCCCTGCCGCGCCACATTTCAGCAAACAATCTGACCCGGCTTTGAACCGCACTTCGGCGCGGGAGGCTCTTTTGGTTTCCGAGGGGGCGGAGGAGGCAGTGGCAGGGGCTGCCCGACGCACTGGTATTTGTAACGCACCTGATGCCTCAAAAAATCGACGTACCTTCCGTCTTTGTCCAGAATACGCCCCACTGCAAGGCACCCAGCTGGACAAGCGGTACCTTTGTCCGGCGTTCTTCCGACGTTCTGCCATCCCGTCCATCTTTGCCCGCAATCTTGCCCGGGGACCGGCACCTGGACCGCGCCACAACTCTCCGCGCGCCCGGGACCGAGATCTCTGTCACCTGACAGGCAGGCGCAATCTTCATAGATAATGTTAGACAAAGGATCATGGCAGCGACGGGAGGCTGCCGAAGCCTCGGCGGCCAGCAGTGACGCTGCAACGACAATGAACGCCCGGACGTACATCCCCACGAACCCTTAGTTGAGAGCCGCAGTGTATGCGTCCAACCGCTGGCTGTTAAGTAGGCCAATTCGGCTAGCCGTGCCGAGGGAACGCGCCCCAGCTGACCGCACAAGCGATGCCTAGCGCCCCCCCGGCCGGGCCTCGGATGATCGCCCCCCACATGACGATCCGTCACTCGCTGTTTGGCTGGAACGGTCGCAGTTCGGCCCGCTATCGCAAGCGGCGATTATGCAGACCAAGATCGTTGCCATGGCAATCGCGGATCCAAATCGCACTCCGCTAGCGCCCTCACCCGGCACTGCTGCTCGAAAGTTTGTGTCTGTCATTCTGGACTTTTCTTGAGAACAGCCACGCCAAAGTCTCTGGTCCCCCTCCATTTGTGGAGTTGGCCCCCGCAACCCGCGCAATTGACGACGCCTTTGTCACCTTGCGGGTAATCCGTGTAAGGCACCGAATTCTCGGCGCCGCAATGTTCACAGATCATGTCTACTTTGCCAGTGGGGAGCATGACTTCCATATATCCTTTTCAGTGCCTCGTCCCTGTCGGCGACATCGCCACAGCGTTTCCCAGCACCTGGAGAGCCGATTGGCGAGCGCCGTGATCTGGCGGACCTTCTCAGGCTCCGCATCCTCAGCTTCATCGGCTACATCACGCAAAGCCGTTACTGTATGTTCGATGACATTCGCGACGATACGCTGATCCCGCTCCTGCAGGAGAGCGGAAAGGTTCCGGATATTATCGGCAAGGCAGACGAGAGTGGGCTTAGTCAAGTGTGAGGACTGAGAATCGGGCACCGACTGGTCCGCCGTCAGAGCAGCCAACGGCCGATGATGGCATTAGTTTCGTCGACCACGGCATCCCTGAGCTGCATCTCGGCGTACAGATAGTCTTCGACTGCGTCGACCATCTGCTTACCGTCGAGCGGTCCGGTGACTTTGTCAGCCGCATGCATGAGTTTCACGGTGGCCGTTTCAAAGCCATCCATGACAGCCTGATCGTTCCCGAGCCGCCGGTTAAGGTCCTTGGCGACCCTCATCACGTCGAGGAGATGGGTTTGAAGCTCTTCTGCGGCCTCGGCCGTCTTGGATTTCTGTCCCTGAGCAATGGCGGCGAATTCGCGCAAAGACTTCTCGAGGCCGGAAGCAGCCTCGTTGAAATTCTCATAATTTGCCGTCAACGCCTCCTTGTAAGCGCCCCGGGCGTCCATGTACTGATTGCCAAACCAGCCCACCAGCGCGCCTAGTCCGACGAGCAGGCCGCTCTTAAACAATTCCGGCAATTTCGCCAAAAAAGCCATTAGGGTTTCACGTCCACGGATGATGAGATACCAGTTCGCTCGGCGGCTGCTCGCGCATTCTGGCAAGCCACCGACCACTTATCGTATCCCAAGAGAGTTAACTGTGTCACTACCTGCTTCCTGACCAGTGCCGTGCATGGATCGCCTGGAGGAGCTTGGGAGTTGCCGAAAACGATTTCGTCTTTTAGTGCAGCCCCATGAGCATCAGGACCTACAACGATCGCAAGATTCAGCATCGTTGCTATTACAATTGGGGAGGCGATGACGGATTTCAATGAGATCCCGCCAGGAGAGTTCACGTTGGTGTATAGATCAGGGGAGATACCCTCTGCCGCGAACGCACCTGCGTGGAAGTCCAAGATCGGCTGGTCTTTCTCAACCTGGTCATAATTCGCTGCCACGAAGTTGAAGAAGGCCTGTATGAGGAAGTCATCATTGGTCTTGAAGCGCTCCGAGGTGACTTCAAACCTGGCGCCATATTCGTCTGACGTCACGTAAGATCCGTAAGCGCGGCGGAAAATTGACGGCCAAGCTGGGCGTATGAGGTTGAGGAGCGGCTGCGGTTTCTGTAGCGCATCAAGCGTCTGTGCCGGGAGGTCGGCCTTCTCGATCGATGCAAGCCACCGGACACTCCTGCCGCTCAACGGCGCCCCCGGATACAGCAACAGCTTCATCAGACGAACATCGTTTGGCTCTGTCGTCAGCTCGCCGATCTGCGCCTGACCTCGGAAGTTCGCGGGCGGCACAATAACGATGTCGCCCTTCTTCATCGTTCCGAAATACGCTCGCACAACGCGAATGATCTGCCCTGTCGACCTCGATGTATGGGTGTCGTCATAATATTCAAGATCAAAGGCCGGCTCAGGAATGTCTTGATCACCGCGTGTTAGATACCGCCGCAGGGCGAACGACCTTTTTACGCGCTGCTCAAGGTCATCAACGTCGTTGATATTCTCGAATGGAGGCAGGTCCAGCGCTGGTAGATCGGGACCGACGAACTGCGAATCGACAAAAGGTTCGAAAAACCGGTAACTCCTGCCTGGTCTGGCAACATAGATGGCAGTGCTAGGACTGATTACCTTGGTATGAATATCAACTTGGATCATGAAGTACCCCCGCGGGCACAACGTTCACCACAGATTCGCGCTTAAGGCGAGTCAAATTTCAGATACCCCTGCGAGGACTTTACTCGGCCATCAATGCCGCACGAGCACCCGCACTTCGTGTTCCGCGGCGTAGAAGAAGGGCTCCGACCGGTTCATGGACACGCACAGCGGAACCCCGTCCTCGTCGAACAGCACCCAGAACTCCCTCCCCTCCTGCAACTGCGGGCGGATGTAGCCGATAGTCTCCGGCCACTCACCACCCGGATCATCGCCGTTGATCAATAAACCCGCTCCGGCAATTGCTTCCTGAGCTGCTGCCCCAGCGCCTCGTTCTGGATCAGCGCACCGTCCTCACGCTTGACCCTGTTCTTCGCCCGGGTAGAGAGCGATCGCTTCAACGTCTCGCTGGTGATCGCGACCGGCCTGTGGGCGGGATTGGTATTGAACTTCCTGATTTCCTCAAAGGCGGCGGCCCGTGCCTCCGGATCCTTGTCTTCAACGGCTTTCGCGAACGAATTGATCGCCGATCGCCTGGCGTCATTGATCTTCGCCTCGGCATTCTTCAGGGCGCTTGCGCGATCGTATGTCTCCGAAATCTTCGCCGGTGTGAACCCAAGGCTCTGGCTGATCAGATTGCTGGTTGAAAGTTCACCCGGAGCCACGACCTCGTCGCCGGCACGAGTGGTCACGCCATCCCATGCGAAGCGCCATGTTTTCATCAGATCGCGAACCGCCTTTGGAGCAGCGATCTCAATCCCGCGAGCGACACTGCTATCGTCCGTGGTGACCTTATAGGCCTCGAACATGCTGCCTATCATGCTCACACCAGCACCCAGGGAGTTGAGGACGTAATATTCCCACTCGGCCTTTCCTTCGAGATCCCTGTCAGGACTTCTAAACCAGAGATCTGGCATTCCGATCCGCGCCGTCAGGTCGATGCCGAGATAATGGCCAGGAGCTCCGTAAAGGAAAATGCCGCCCAACTCCGGGCCGAGCGTCCTGATCACGCCAGCCTTGAATCGATCTTCCATCGACATTGGATCGTCGTCGTCGCCGAAGATGCCGGATAGCAGGCTGGCGGCCGCCATCGCCAGCCCATACCCCACGGTACCTGTTGCCCCTGCCATCAGTCCCATCATGCCGACGGTGCCGGCGAGCTGCGTCACCGCTTCACGCCTGGCCTGGCGGCTTTCGCCCTTCACCGCCTGATGAACGTCCCGGAAGAGCCTGTAGAGCATGTTCACCTGGTACGACCTAAACATCAGCGTAAACTTGAACTCGGGGCGCTGCATGATCCGTGGGCGAGAGCTGTTGGTCATGTCAAAATGCGTAGAATAGGTCCGCTCATGGGCGACGTTGATAGCGTCGAGATGATCATAGCCGGCATCCCGCGCCAGCCGATAAGCAGCCAGGGCTGTAACGGACCGGTTAAACACCTCGACGTTATGGAAGCCCCAGCTCGCCGCTCTCATCACCTTGGCCCGTATCGGATCGTAGGTGGTGCCTGTTTCTGAAACGGCAGCGAGATCGTGGCTCTGGGTCCGATCGATTAAGCCGGATTCGTAGAACGCATCCATCGCTGCCTTCTCTTCGCGCGACAGGCCGCCTTTCTTCAAGTCTCCCCTGCCCACCGCAAATTCCCGGGAAGCTGTCAGCAACGCTGCAGCCGATTTTCCTATCCCGAACTTCGCGCCGAGCAGTGGCACCCCCATCATCCAGGTCTGGGAGGCGTTCACGATGGCAGCAGCGGGGCTGAAGCCCATGTACCAGATGAAGGCGGCGCTGTTGGCGTAGTTCACGAAGGCGTTGCCGCCCGGGTTTCTGACCCACTTGTCCCGAAGATTCAACTCATTGACCAGAGCCATTTCCCGGGTGTTGTCCTCGAAATCCTTGGCCTGCTCTTCTGCGCGGTTGACGTTCTCCTGGAGCTCAAGCCCGTATTTCAGACGGCCCATCTGGTGAGCGCCGTGGAACATGGCGCTGCCGAAGGCCCGAAAAGCGTCCTTGTTGAAGCCGGCAATGCCTTTGCGGTGAATGAAGCGCTTCCGCATGGACAGGTCAGGGAAGGTCGTTAGCCAACGCTGATAAAGAGCGTCGCGCACGTCGTCACCAACTCCTGAATCGGCGAGGAGCCTCTCGATGTCGCCGACAACACGGGGATCCATCACCTTACGGATCTCGCCGTTCTTCGACATGCGGCCGGTCTCAATTTCGGCACCGTTGATCTCTCGAGAGACCTCCTTCAAGACACGATTGGCATCCGCCTTGGTCTCATGTCGGGAAAAATGCAGGACGTCGCTGCCGGTAATCTTTCCGTCGGCGTCGCGGATCGGTCGCCGGGCGGTGACGTAGTAATCTCCGAAGCGCGATAGGGGGAAATATGGGGGGGCGACACGGTTGCTCTCGAATTGCTGGCGCAGCCGCGTCATGCGCGCCTTCGATGCCCACTGTCCCTTGGTCCGTTCAGCCTTGTATTTGCTGGCCGCGTTCTCTTCAGCCCGCCGCCGGGCGACAGGATCGATGGCGCTCGCGGCGATATCAGCCAGTTCCTCTTTGTAACGCCGCTCGGCATGCTGCGCGGCCAGCTCCTGCGCCTTCCGAACATTGTCGAGCAGCAGTTCGTCGAGCTCGTCGGCCTGCTCGCGATAGGCATCCCGCACGCCTTGGAAAAGCTCGCGGCCAACGGGCGGCAACGCGGTGAATTTTTTCCGGAGCGCCTGATAGCCAGATTTGGCCTTCTCTTCATCAGTGGTCAACGATGGATCGATCCCAGCCAAGGTGGCTTCGTGCATCAGGTCGGCCAGTTCTGCGGCCCGTGACTTATCCACCAGCGCGGCACCGACACCGTAGCCTCGCCGGTAGCCGAGACTGATGTATTTCCGCCAACGGTCGGCGAGCGCCGCTGCAGCGTCATGCTTCTTGCCGCGGTAGGCATCCATCTTGCGTTTCACGAGGAGGTAATCCGAAATAGCCGGGATCTTGTCGCCGGCGAGTTCGGGGAAGTAATTGAGGGGAACAGCAGCGAGGAGACCGGGCTGCGCGTCGTGGAACTTGCCAGATAGGGCATCCTTCACCCGACCGACAATATTTTCCTTCGTCGCGGCAGCGGGCGCGAAGTCGCGGTCTACTTCTTTCCAGAGGCGCTTTTCTGCCTGATCATCTCGCGCGCCTCCTTCAGATAAGCCGTCCTTTCCGGATCCGGCTCCCAGTTGCTGACGGACTTCTCCCACTCCTTCCACTGCTCGAGTGGAGCCCACTCCGTCGGTGGATCGACGAACCCGCGCACTTGATTTTCCGCCATCACTGTACTCCTTCGCCAAGCCGAGCGCGGCGCGATCAATGGCTTCCTTCAGCCCTTTGATCTCGGCAGGATCATATGCCGCATCAGATTTCATGTCGATGATGCCGGCCCGCGCGGCGAGCAGGCTTGGAATATGCCGAGCCGCAATATCCGCACCCTCCGGATCGATCCGCCGGGCCCGTTCTGCGGCCCTCACAACATCCTTTGGGGACATAGCCGCGGTCTCAAGAGCGGCCTGCAGTTCACGCGCTGAGGTGCCGGAACCTCCGTCTGTTATCCTGGCACGGGCGACCGGCGTCAGAGCCGCTCGCGCTGATGAGCCGTTGTGCCCGAATGCCCAGACCGAGTGGACGCCCGGCATGGAGAGAAGGCCGATGTCTGGTGCGCTCAGCGGCCCGTTCCGAGGATGATTGTGGAACATGACAAGCCGCCGGTCCGGATTCGACATCGCCGAGAAGAGCCTGTCGTTCATGCCGGTATAGCTGGGATCGCCTGCCGTGCCGTAGCTCACGACGGTACCATCGGCATCGACAGCCATGAGATACTCGTGACCCTTCTGTTTTCCGGCGGTAACCACGCTGTCCCTCGCCCAATCATTGAGGCGCACGCCTTCTGGCCGTGCCGGCGGGTCTAGTTCCCTCAGATCGTTGCGCGTCACTCTGATCTTGGGATCAGGCCGGCGCTGATCAGGGCTCGTGGCCGAGGCGTCTTCGTACGGCTCGGCAAAACCGTTCTCCTCGGCAGGAGGCAGGGCCGGAGCCTTCCGGGATTCGACTTCCGCGGATTGCGGTGCTATCGTTTCTTCTGCTCGTGGCGGGGTTGGCGCAGCCTGGTCGCCCCACAAGTCGCTGAGACGGCGTGAACTTCTTTCAGTGCGCCGCGAGCCCTTTTCGAAAGCAGTCAGCAGCCAGGTTTTCGCGGTACCGTCAAAATCAAGACGAATACCGGCATTGCCGCTTTCGTCACGGAGCTGGATGCGTTTGGTGGTACTGCGATCTTTATCAACGTGAAGCCGATTGATGAAACCCTGGAGATCGCCAAGCACCTCCGGGTGCCAGGCCAAAAGCTTGGCCAGACCCGCCCCGTTGCTCGCGTTTGTGCCGGCGTTGCCCCAGACGAGATCAATCGGTCCCACGTCAGGATGGTTGAGAGCGCCGATGGCATCGCCAGTCTGCCTCTTCTCGAGCTCTAACGCTGCCTCTCTCCACCTGCCTTCGAAGCCCCGAAGAATGGGGCCGAAGGGGCCCGAAGCCACTTCCTCTTCAGACGTCGTTTCAAGAGCGACCGAAGAAGGTTTTATAGGTGAAGCGTCGTTGTCTAGACCGTCTGCCGGTTCTTCAAGGCCGCCAGGAGACGAAGATTTCCGGCTATCCTCCGCATCTCCTGAGCGTCCGTTTCGCTCACCGTCTCCGCCCTCTTCAACCAGGCCTCTGACCGGCTCTTGAGTTCCTGCGAGCTCGTCGCCGAAGAATGGGATACTGCTTTGTTTTCCATCAACAACGGGCTCCGGTGGACGATCGCTGAGGCTAGCTTCAAATTTAGCTTCGTCCTCTAGTACGGCACGGTCGAACGCATCTAGCGGCGACAGATCTTCTTCTACCATGTACTCCGCTGCGCGAGCAAGAACGGCCTCATCGACCGCGAAGTCGCCGCCTAAGTCGCTCAAGGTCGCCGCGATCTCACGCACAAATCGTTGATAGTCTGCTCGGCCGGCCAACTGAGCCTCGTACTCTTCCGAAGCCCGCAGTAGATCAGAATCGGCTAGTGAATACGCTTTTCCGCCACGGGCTTCTTGATCGATGAGGTCGAGTAGATCTCTCACGGTGCTTTTCGCGGTCGCATCGTCAGCGGTGCCATAGAGATGATCAAAGTAACCCGCCTGAGCCGCAGCTTCGCGTGCTTTATCCAGCGGTACTCCGCCTGACCTGACTAGGGCTCCTCGTCCCGGCACAAACCTCCGCTTGAGGCCCATGTGTGCCAGTTCACCACCGTCGTCCCTCAGTCCGCCCTCTGCGGCAAGGAAATCGAAGAGGCTCTGGGGGCGCCGAGCGCGCTTAGCTATTCGGGGTTTCGACGATCGCGTACCAGGACGCTCTCCAGCAAAGCGTGCATTCGTCGTTTTGTCCCTCGAACCATCGGCCATTTTTGAGAACGGCTCTGTGGTTTTGCCCGACTTCAGCCAGGCCTTGAAATCGCCCATCGTGGTCGGGCTGACATCGCCAAGCCCCTTCCACCCGGCGGTGTAGTTTTCGAGATATGCCGCCCGCGCAGCAGCTTCCGTGTCGAAGCCTATCATCACCTTGTGCTCGTCAAACCGGCCGTTGGCGCTGCGTTGATCGACGACGAACACAGGTGCGCTGTCGTCGAGCTCGGGCGTGCCCGGACGGATGAAGGTGTCGATGTGGTCTTTGTCGCGGCCGACGGTGCCGCGGATGTAGCCGTAGTGGCTGCGCATCTTCACCGACCACGGCTTGCCGCTCGAATCTGTGCCTTTCCGCTCGGAGCCGGCTGGGTTCTCGATCGAGAGATCGAGACCAGCGAGGCGCATGCGGCCAACCTTGTAGTTTCCAGCCTCCTTCTGCGCCTGCGTCGGCTCCGGCAGATCATTGGTCGGCGACGTCGCAGCATCGTGGACGGCGAAGTCCGCGCCCACTTCGCTGGTGTCCCGCGCCGGCCGGGTAGCAGCCAGCTTGTTCCGGATCGCCGGCGTGAGGTGCTGCCACATCACGCGCTCGGAGCGCTTCACGCCCGCCTGGTCAAGAACCTGCTTGCGGCCCTGCGCGGTCAGCTCGACGTCCCACCAGTGCGACAGATCGTCGGCCCTGTCCGTCGCCTCCGGCTGCTGCTTTGCAAGCTCGTTTTGCCACTGGCGGAGACGACGCTCGTTGACCGGGGGCATTTTCACAGGGAGCTTCGACCGGGCTTCCTTGCCTGCCCGTTCGACTCGGTACCGGTAATCGTCCGCCATCGCGCCGAGTGCCGTGGTGGTTACGCCGAACTCCCGCGCGAGCCGCTTGAGCTCCGGGTTATCGACGCTCTCCATATCGAGCTGGGAGGCGCCGAGCGTCTTCTTCGACACGAACCGCTCACGGGCAAGGTCGAACAGCCGAGCGTGCTTCTCGTCCGGCAGCTCGACGGTCTTGTCGCCAACGCGCCGGCGGGTCGGCGTCATCTCCGCCGCCTCACGCTCTACAGGGGGGGTGCGCTTCAGTTCGTCAGCTTCGACCTGCTTTTCGGTCTGATTGCTGATGAACAGGCTATCCGCCGGCACCTGGTATTCCCTGCCGGCTTCATCTTTGACGACGGCTTCCTGCCCGCCATCGGTCCATGTGCTGATCGTGGCCGCGAACCGGCCGCCGTTCTTGTCGTCGACAATGACGCGCTGCCCTGCTTCGGGCGCCGTCGGGAACCGTTCGGTGGCCGGCTTCTGCTGATCGCGCGGAGGAAGTCCCTCACTGGTGACTTCCGTCCCGATCGGCGCCAACGGTTCAAGCGCCGGATCATTCGAGAACTCGGGCAGGCTGTCGTCGATCGGCACCGGGCCGACGTCGCGCGGGTTTTCACGCTCGATAGTCTCGGCAGATTTGGCAATCTGGGTCAGATTGCCGATCGGGATCTGGTAGATTTCGCCGCTGCCGCTGTCGATCACAACGGCCTCGTCGCCCTCGTAGCCATCGATCCGGCCCATGAAGGGCTCGATACCGTCGGCATCTATGCGCACCGTCGCGCCCACCTCGGGGCGGCCGTCGGTCGGCGCCGGCGCCGCGGGTGCCACCTGTGGGGTTCTCACGGCGATGGCCTCATCGGCACGCTGGACAGCGCGGCTGATTGGCCCGGCTGGCTGGGGCGCCGGTGCCGCGGTACCGGGATCAACGCCCGGGATGGATTCGGGGGAGGCTGGACGCGCTGCGCCGCCCGCTCCGCCCATGGCACCGCCCATCGCGCCGCCTGCTGCGATGCCCGATGCTACTGCCTCCCCCACGCCCTCTGTCAGGGATTGGTTCGGATCAACCCTCTGAACAGCGGCGTTCTCCGAAATTGCCTGCGCGGCACCTTGGGGCGCCTCTTCCAGGATGCCCTCTGCGACGGCACCGCGGACGCCACCGGCCACAATACGACGCGCGACGCCACCGCCGACACCTTCGGCGATGATCTTCGCCAGCGCCCGGTCACCCAAGCCGCCGAACATGCCGGTGGCCACGCCCGAGATAAGGAACGCCTGGCTCGCTGCATCTTCGCTGACGGCCTTGATCGCGTCGCCTTCGGACATGCCGCCTTCGATCATGGACCTGACGGCATCGGACTGCATGAGCTGGTCGCGCGGCAGAGCAGCGATGCGATCGCGGACGTTCTTCGCCGAATCGCCGGCCGCCATGCCGCCTTCGAGGATCGCGCCGCTGAGTGTGGCGGTGCGGGCAGCCGTAGCGGCCGCGGCTCTCTGCGTTGCGCCGCCGGCGATCGCCCTGACGTATGCGCCTCGAGCGAGGATGCCGCCGGGCAGCATCGTAACGACGGTACCGGGCGCGCTCTCGCCGACGGCGCGCAGATAGCTGCGGGGGTCGCGCCAGGCTGGACCAAACCAGCCGCGATCCTCGTCCCACCAGTTTTTGGCGTCCGCATCGGCCTGTGCTGGCGTGACGGATGCGCGGGCTGCCGTGTCCGCATTCTCCATCTTCTTGTCGAGCGTGTTACCCAACACCCAGCGGTCGATGTCGTCGGAAGCCTTGAGGAAGGTCTCGCCGCCGGGAAGCCTGCTGAACACGGTATCAGCGATCGAGGAGAGGGACTGGCCGATTCCGATGACACCGGATTTCAGGATGCGGCCCGTATCGCCGAGCACGCCGGACGAGCGGTTCGCTTCCTCCCACCTCGCTTGCCAGTCTGGCAGCTGGTCCTCGTCGATGGTCTGGTACCGGCCGGGGTTCTCCGCCTCGAGCACCGCGGCGCGCTGACCGACGTCGTCGTTATGCCGTTCGGTGAAGGCGTTGTTCCGGTTCTCTTCGAACTGGTTGGCAACCGCTTCCTTGGTGGCTGCGGCCTTCGCGGCCTGCTCGGCGGCCATCGTGGCGAATGGGTTTTCGGCGGTGCCGAAGACACCTAGGCCGTCGGCGGGCTTGAACGTCTCATCTATAACAATCGAACCGGCGCCTGCCGATCCACTCGATGAAGCCCTTGCACGGGAGTTCGGCGCGGAAACGATCGGGTCAACATAGGCCGTGGCCGCCGAACTGGGCGTTTCCCCCTGCCGTACAACGCCGCCGACGATCTCCCGCCCTGGTCGGAAGCCCTCAACACGCTCCATCGCGTCAAGGACGGCGACCCGTTGCCGGGCACTGAGCTCTGCCAGCGGGGTATCGATGCTGACGCCCGCGGCGGTCGCGACGGACGAGGCGTAGGAGTCGGTATTGTTTTCGCTCGGCGGGGCATACCGCGAAATGGCCTGATAGATCGTCTTGTCCCGATAGCCCTTGCTGTCGAATAACAGGCTCTCCTTCGCGCGCCGGCCTGCCTCATAGGTTGGGAAGACGGCGAACCGTCCGTCCGTGCCGATAGCGCCCAAGCCCTTTGCAAACTGCCCGTACTCAATGTTGCCGGGGTTGTTGTTGCGCCACGCACGGGTGCCCTTACGCCTGATAACCTCGCCGTCGGCGCCGACGACTTCGGTCCAGCCTTTTCCAGCCGCGACAACCGTTGAGTACCCAGCGGTGTTTACCTCCGGGGTTTCCGGCTTCAAGATCGCATCAAAGGGACTTTCCCGGGCCGGCTCTGTGGTGACTTCTGAACTCTGGTCCGCCGGGCGGGTGCGAGGCGCCGCGTCAACCGAAGGGCTCTCTACGGGCTTTGCCGTCGCCTCCGCTGCATCAGACGCGGCCGAGGACGTGGCTGGATTAATCCCAACAGCCTTTTCGCTCGAAGCCTTGTCGCCGAACAGGTTCAGCGGGTCTTTGAGGTCGAAATCTTTGCCGAGGCCGATGATGATGGGCATGCGTGCGGGCTCCTTTGAAGAGCCGCACTGATGCGCGGTTAGACACCGGAATTTATAGGCTGACGGCGCGTGAAAGGGAAGCCAGAACCGGCGTTAACCCATGGTGTGCTGGGCGTCGTATCGATGGGCTGCCGGTTTGGGAGCCGAGACGTCAACGCCCGGGGCGTGGAAGGCATACGTGCCATCAGGCTGCATCCCGAAGGCGCGCGCCAGACGACGATTTACCAACACTCGGTTCCGTCTGAGCCGATTCACGAGCTCCGCTTCGCCGGGGAAACCCTGCGCAACGGGTGCAGGGGGACAACGGGCAAGATCCGCAGCAAGCGCCGATATGTCGTCCTGAAGCCCATCAAGGAAGCTGGCCGGCCTGAAAGACGAGCGATCGACGTTCGCAACCAGGTCGATCGCCTTCGTCCGATAATTCGCGACGAACGACATTAGATCCTGATCGGAGAGCTCGAGCTCCGGGGAAGCCGGGTTGCACGAGATACCCAAAGCCCCGAGATCGCGCATGATCTTCGTTCTGTAAGACTGCGTGGGGAACTCGGAGAGCTTCTGGCGCAGGCCTTCCAGCCCGAGGAAAGGGATATGAAGCAGACCAAGGCCGCTATCGGTTCTCAACGGCCGGATCTGGACCAGCAAACTGTCCGCGAGCGGGTACTTGGCGTTGTGGTTGCCCATGACTGGCAGGATGTCCCGGAGATTCCGGAGATTATAGATCAGTTTGCGGGTGCTGCTGCGCCAGGTGGTGAAGAGGAGCTTCCCCTGCCCGTCCAACGGACCAGCAGATGGGGGGAAGCCATTGCGCCACCTCATGGAGGTGACGGCGGTACCGCGGTGCTGTTCCATGAATGCAGAGAGGTCTGCCTTGGCCTTGAAAGGCAGGAACTCGTCGGCATCGAGCAGGAACAGGAAGTCAAATTCCCGCTTAAGATCCAGCTTTTTGAGGAAGTATGCTGCATAGAGCTCTTGAGCAAAGAGGCCGGCAGAAACCCTGAAGACTTCGATACCGTCCCTGGCAAGGCCGCTCAACTGCCGGTCGCTGTTGTGGTCGATGATGATGATCTTGTCGACGAGCCGCTGGTGGTGAGCAATGAAAGCCGGAAGGTACCCGAATGAGTTCTTCACTTGGACTACAACCACCGACCGCATTTTATCGACCTTCTAAATCAGAAACCGCTGAAATTGCTAATGTATCCGACGTCAAAAAACTGTCAGAAACCACACCATACTGTAGAATAAGGCACCTCCAAAGCAATAATCGGTTGTACTTACTCACCTACTATTTATTGTAGTTTTCGCTCATCGAATGAGTCTCGGCGGGTGCGCCGGCCGAGACCGAGGCCTCGAGGCTATAACTCTCACGCTGCCGTCTGGTTGCAGAGAGTACCGGATAGGTTCAGCGGTTTTTGAGGTCGAAGTCTTTGCCAAGGCCAATGATGACAGGCATGTCCGGTCACTTCTCTCAGGCTAAGAGCGCCCTATCATCATCTCCATGACCGAGATCCCCGCCCCGACCGTCCCGCCCGACGACGAGAACCGCCACCTGTTCTGCCAGATGGCGATCGAGATCCCGCTGCAGGAGATAATCGCGGCGGCAGTGAATTCAGGATGGGAAGAGACCGAGGTGCTGACGGCGATCATCGAGGTGGCGGATAACCTCGTGCTGGCGCATGGATCTAACGCGGAGCTGGATGCTCTGATTAAGGCGCTGAGACGTAAACTCGACTAAGAGGCATGCCGGTAAAGACGGAAAGCGTTCTAAATCCATCGACGAGCGAGGCGCACTCCTTGCCTTAACATGCTCCACGTCAGGACCGCCGTTCCGAACACTAGAACTGCTATGGGAATAAGCACCATTAGATTTAGCGGGTTCGCCATCAGGGTTGATCCAAAACCCAAAACTATCAAAGTGGCCAACAGCCAGAAATTGGAGATCTCAAGAACTTCCCCGTACCAAGTACCTGGGTAACAACGGATGCCAAATTCTTCGTGGGTGCAGCCCGAGAAGTTCAACAATATCACCCACGCCAAAACCGACACGACAAAGATGAGCCAGAACCACCCAGCCATTATCGCCGGGACATTCGTGACAATGAACCACGCGTACGCCCTGGCTTCCGACATCGCTCTTCCCTAGCATTGTTCCAGAACAAGTTGAACCACGGACGGGCGGCAGACAATAGCCAAAAAGACGCCCGCCGAAGCGGGCCGAGTCGAGGGACAGTCTGGAGTAGTCTGGAACGCAGCGGAGTGCGAGTGCTGATGGATGGAAGGGCCGCTGCGTCTGTTGTTCGAACTGCGACTGATGACGAACGTTCCCGCGCCGCATGGCGATATCCTCTCCGCCCCCTCATTTTTGCGAGGTTTCCTCGTACCCGGATAGGGATATACCTATGCGGGTGATTCTCCGAGGGAGACGGAATGGAATTGGTTGTATTTGGGTATCAGATCGTACCGGGCCGCGACGAACCCCTGGCCTTCGCGGCTTCCCTTGAGGAATGCCAGCGCGAAGCCCTATACGAGCGTGAAGAGCTTCGGCGGAATGACCCGGATATCGAACCCCTGGGGGCCATGGCCATATATCGCTTCACTTTGGCTTGGCCCGATACCGACGGGCTACTTGCGGTCTTGAACGAGAAGGCTTCGCTGCTCGATGCCATTGTTGTCGACCGTAAGCTTGTGGGTCTGGTGGCCGACTGAACGCCGAAAGTTCGTTTTCGCCCCGAGATCACATTGGATCAAGCCAGTTCGACAGGAGCACAGGTAGAATTAGTACCATCCCCGCCGGCGACATCATTCCCAGGAGGAGGAAAAAAGCCAGCGACGCAACACCCCAACACCACCAGAAGATACGAAATCTCCCTGTCGCGAGCCCCCCTGCGCATACCGCCAATGTGAGCAAGAAGAGGGTTAGATTAACTGCAAACCCTTCGACCCCCAACACCAGCAGGACATGAGGAATGATGGTCAGAAATATGGCTGTCGCAACAAGAACTGGCGCCTTCGCAGACAATTTCTGCTTCACATTGTCTTCGGGCATGGCCGTGGCGTCATCCTCACTCAAAAAGAAGCCCGCCAAAGCGGGCGAGTTTGTTGAACAAAGAAGGCCGACGGGGAACAGGCGGTGGGAACCGCGCTGCAATCAACCTCCGCGTTCAGTCCTCAAACTACAGCAATTAACGGAAGTTGCGAGTGGCGGGGAATTTTTCCACAACCTAATCAGGCAGTCGGTAGATCTCCGAGGTGTCATCGGGATCGCGCAGCCCCTTGAACGACGGATGCCGCAGCTTCCCATCATTCGTCCAAGCCCGATACTCGACCTCGGCAACCAACCCAGGGGCCGTCAGCACGAGGTTCTTCCCCGGCACCTTCACAGGCGGCACTTTCGTCTTGAGCTTGTCGAGCTGCTTCTTCAGCGACCGGGCCACATCGTGTTTGAACCCGGTCCCGACACTGCCAACGTATTTGTACCCGTCCCGGTACCGCGCACCGAGGAGGAGGCTCGCGATGGCGCCGGGAAGCGCCGTCGACGGCTCATAACCGATGATGGCGAAGTTGTCGCTCTGGATGCACTTGATCTTCAGCCAGTCCCCCGTCCGCCCGGAACGGTACGGCCGGTCGCGATGCTTGGCGATGATGCCTTCCAGGCCAAGCCGGCAGGCGTGCACGAGGAAATCACCCGGGTCTGCTTCGAGCTCTTCCGAGATCCTGATCGCCCCGCCCTGCTCGTCAAGTGTATCCTCAAGAAGGTGCCGGCGAGCCTCATATTCCAGCCCGCGCAGATCGTGCCCGTCCAAATAGAGCAGATCGAAGGCGTAGAGGATGGAGTTCCGTGACGGCAGCTTGCCGCCGGCCTTGCCGGAGGCGCCTAGGGAGTTCTGCAGCAGGCCGAAGTCCGATCGCCCCTGCTCGTCGAGCACCACTGCCTCGCCATCGAGGATCATGGTGGTAGGGCCGAGAGCCTTCGCAGCATCGGCGATGGCTGGGAACCGGTGCGTCCAGTCATGGCCGCCGCGGGTGATGATGCGGACGCCGCCGGGCTCGATATGCACAGCCAGGCGGTAGCCGTCCCACTTGATTTCGTAGGACCATTCATCGCCGTGGGGCGGCTTGCTCTTCAGGAGAGCCAGGCAAGGCTCGACCCGATCGGGCATGGGATCGAAAGGAAGATGCGGCTGCTTCGGATCGCGCCGCTTGACCGGCCGGCTTTGCAGCGGCGCAGTTCCCCCGTGCAAAAGCGGCTTGGCTCGCCTCACGATGACATGCGACGGTGGAAGCCGTCCAGAAGTTCCACGGCCCGATACAGCACTTCACCGGAAGACGGTGAATAGTCCGCCGCGATTTCCTGATGCTCCCGGTCGATCTTTTCCGCCAAACGTTCAATGTCCTTGGCGGCTTTGTCGTGGACCGCGCGCCAGATCAAGGCCGTGTAATGTAGGCTTCCGGCGACCCGGACTAGGACCCGATCGCGCTGTTCGACAGTCAGTTCTGAAAAAGCCGAATCACCTTTCGCGATCAACTCGGCTTTTGTGCTTATCTCACCAGCCATATGCAAAACTCCTTGATTGAGTGATTCGCGACTCAATCGAGAAACGGCGCGATAGTTCCGAGGGGCGACTGAACAACCCCGTTGACTCTGCAGCTGACCAGAACATAATTAGAACGTTGGACCGCGACCAAGGCGGTTTATCCACAATCGATCCGCAGCCTTATGAACACGCTCCGGCGTGAAGGAGAAGTCATGTCTAAGGGCGACAATGGCCTGAGGCATCTGGGGGAGCCCATCTGCGCCAAGTGCGGCGGCGGGCTGATCTATGAAGGCGACGCGCCGGCCCCAGACGACATCATCGAGTGCGAGAACGCGAAGTGCGGGCGCAAAGGCACCTATGCCGAGGTGACGGCCGACTGCGAAGCGATCTACGCGCAGTTCCAGGATTGGTATCTTCAGCAATCCGCTCTGGGCGGGCCGACAATGAAGGAGATCCGAAGATGGAAGCCCAAGGGCAAGCGCAAGTTCACGATGAAAATCGTGGGCGCTGGTAAGGCCGGTGACCTCAAGCGGGATTTCAAAGCAATCGAGCTGTGACATCTGCTTGGAAGAGGAAATACCGTTGGGTGCGGACGTGGCCAGGCGAAACGGGCCTAAATGGTAAGCTTCATGAGGACTATGTCGGCTTTGACGGGAAAACGTATATCGGGAGGATCTATCTCGACCAGCAGACCCTGAAGGCCGGGAAGTGGCGCTGGGCAGGTGGAATGCCGGAGAAGTGCCGCATGATGATGATGCCGAATAGCGGATGGCTTCCGACGGCTGCCGAGGCGGCGAAACAGGTCGAGGACTATTGGGATGCTATGCTTGCAAACATCGGGATACACAAGAAATGAGCGATGAACGCACTGCCACTCACCCCGCTGCGCCGGTGCATTTCGAGCATTGGTGCGAGCATCCTGGCTGCAAAGAGTGGGGCGGGTTCGGCTTTGAGCGCGACAAGAGCAAAACGGATTGGTTTTGTTTCGAACATCGGCCGGCCCGCTACAGGGGTCTTACCTTTGGAGGAACCGACCAATAAATGCAAAAAAGCCCCGCCGCTCTGTTTGGGCCGCGAGGCTTGAGGTCCGCCATCGATTGTGCAGTGACAAGCTACCACAACCCATCGGTTGGGAAAAGCCAAAAATTACCTGGGCATTCTGGCAAGCAGTCTCGCGATAACGTGGGCCGCTGACGTCAGGCGGGAAACGCCACAACCTTCGAAGGTGAGGAATCGATCCCGCCCATCAGCATGCGGTATTCCGCCTCCGGCCTGCCATACGCGTCATGCGCGAACTCTTCGAGCGCCGCCCTATCTCGGACGATGACCCTCCCTCGTACGGAGCGGATCAAGCCATTTCCCTCAAGCACGTGAAGTGAACTGGTGACACTTGGCCGACGCACGGACAACATGATCGATATGTAGTCGTGAGTGAGCTCGATCTCGTCTCCGTCTATTCGATCGTGGCACATCAGAATCCAGCGCGCCAAGCGTTCGTCCACGTGGTGGACCGCATTTGACAAGCCGGTAAAGGAAACCTGGGTTGCAAGAGTCTGTGCATACCGCATCATGAGATTGGCGAGCGCCGGATTAGCATCCATCGCGGCTTCGAACAAAGCGATGCCGATACGGTGGCCGCGGCCGGAGACTTGCATGACGATCTCATGGCCTTGGGTTGACGGGCCGACAAGGGCCTGAACCGGCGCAAACCCGTCACGGCCAAACAAACCTGCCTCGACCTTGTTACCCTCCGGTGAGACCGCAATCACGGAGCCAATCCCAGACTCAGGAAAGTACACATGCTTGATCGGAGCGTCCAACCGGGCGAGTGAAAACGTCCTTGGGAGCTCCACGCGCTCCAGTCCGGCGAAGAACTGCAGATCTTCATCTGTCATCAGAGACAGGAGGCGGTTGTGAAGGGACGACTTATGTGGGGCGGGCATAGCTCTCTCCTCTATGGGGCAAGAGCGATGAATGTTCTCCTAGCCGTCCGCGCCCGAAGAAACTGCAAAACGATAATGTACTATAACCGCTGATAGTGGCCTCGATGTGTTCAGGCCCGGTTCAGAAACCGCTTTAACGGGAGCAGGCTTTCCAGGCGCGTTACCAGCCGATCGCTACCAGGATGAGGGCGAGTGTTTCTTGGTGGCCGAAGACGAGAACGGCCGTGAGCAAGGCGATCGCGACGAGCGCCGCGATCACAGCGCAGCTGAAGCGGAGCACGTCCGTCATCAGTCTTCTTCCTTGCGCTCGTAGTAGCGCATGAAGTCCGTGATCGCATTGAACGGATGCTTGCGCATCCCGCCGTACTTCGGAGCCATCGCTTTGCCGAATGGCTCAAGATCGATGGTTTCATCCCTCACGTGTTTGGCGAAAGCGAACCAGAATTTGGCAAATTGCTCCGGATCTTCAGCGAGAGCCTTCGCCAAGTCATCGGGACTGACATCAAGGTCAATACGGACGGTGGCCTTCACGCCTGCGCCTCCGCAACGCCTTCCTTCAGCAGCTCGTCGGGCTGAACCTCGTGGATCAGGAGATCCTGCCCGCTGTGGACGTAGAAGGTGTTCTCCCGGTTCTTCTCGACGCGATGGACCGTGCCGAGCTCGCCGGTTACGGGATTGACCGGCGTCACATCGACGGGCCAGCCATGGTTTGCTGCTACTTTGACTGTGGTGGTCATTTTCAGATCCTCAATGAAAAATGCCCGCCGGACGGATCCAGCGGGCGCCCTTGGGAGGGGATTATTACCGGCTTAGCAGCGCCGCCTGACGTCGATGAAACTGAGGCCGTGGGTGTCGTAGCTCTCGGCGTATTTCGGGGCAAAGCTGCCGAACGTTCGCGAACTGATCGGCCGCGTGTCGTCCGCCTGGGCGCGGTGAACGATGGCGATGTGCTGTTCGTGACCGACCGCATCGACGAGGAAGCCGACGTCGATCGGCGAGAGATACGCCGGCTCCATCACCGCATAAGGATTGATCTCGAGGCGGGCGACGGCGGACGCCGGCATGATGGTGAAGGCGAGTGTGCAGGCTAGGAAACCTAGACTGAGGCAGAGAATGCGGGGAAATCGGACCATGAACGTGCCTTTTGGATGGGTGGGGCGCCGTGGCAGTCACGCACTCGACTGCATCTGCTAATTCGCACACGGCGCCCCTTGCTCTCGGGGTGTTATGGGGCTCGACTGGTTGCGCTGGCAGGATTCGAACCTGCGACCTTCAGGTTATGAGCCTATCGAGCTACCGGGCTGCTCCACAGCGCTTCTCAGTCGTCATGGTCGAGGTGATGGGGTCGTAGCGCGTTTGTCAACGGGCGCTGCGTTCTTCCACCGCGTGACGCGGCGGGCTGAAAATCCGAGCACTAATGCGCTCGTAGTCTTGGGGAAATAGTTAGGCGCGACGCGAGGTCAAGTGCTGGGGAGCAGCGCCTTCTCGATGTGGCGTTCGCCGTCCCCCGTGAGAGGGACAAGCGTTATCTTCTGGTCCTTCGCGAACTCGAATCCGAGTTTCACGATACGCCCGCTCTTATGGCCGACGAACAGCCGGCCAACGCCCGGGATCTCGACCCACTGCCCTACTTTCACATCGAGGTGCAGCATCGGGCCTCACTGCGCCAGGTAGCGGTCGCGCGCGTCGGGCGACATCTTCGCCAGTTCGCGTTCGAACGATACCGAGTCCTTGGCAGCCAGCCGATCGAGGTGGGCGAACTCGCCGCCGTCGTCAGCATCGGTTATGTCGGCGGCCGGCACGGTGCCGAGGTTGGGAGGCATCTCGGGCCGGGCCTTGGCGTCGGGCTTTGCGGCTGCCGCTTTGCCGCCAGTCTTCTTGCCCGCATCCGCATCAGGCTTTGGGGTTGGCGTCTCGATGCCGAACGCCGCCTTCACCTGCTCGGCGATGTTCGCGTGCGCCTTGGCGAGGATCTTTGGATTGAGCGGGTTGACCGCTTCGACCTGAAGCTTGCGCACCTCGGCATCGAGCATGCTCGCTAGCACTGGCGACTTATACTGCTGATGCTGGCCGATGAAGCTGGAAACATCATCCTGCCAAGTCTCCAAGGCGGTCTCGCGCGCCACCTCGGCCTTGATCTGCTGCCGCTCAATCGTTCTGAACTCGGCGTCCAGCGGCTTGAGCTGCGCGCGAAGCTCTTCGGCGGTGAGCTCGCCCTCGTCGAACTTCTTCGCAATCTCGTCGCGCTTGCTGTCGATCGCCGCAAGCTTCTCGTCCAGATCGCCCGGGACGATCCATTTGGGCGCTCGCTCCTCTGGCTCCTGGGCGTCGGCAGCGTCGGCGGCCGGCGTCTCCTTCGCGGCGACCGCGGCTGCAGCTGCGGCGGCATCAGCTGCAGCTTTGGCCGTCGCGTCATCGGCAGCGCCGATGTCGTCGTCGCCGTCATCATCACCCTCGCCGTCATCACCGGCGTCGCCATCCTTATCGGTGCCGGCAGCATCGCCGCCGGCAGCGTCATCGTCACCAGCGTCGGCTTCATCGTCGCCGGCGTCTTCCTCCTCGAGGAGGCCTAGACGCTCCTCTTCGGTCAGCAATGCTAATTCTGCTTCACTAAATTTCGGGTCCATGGGGCTTCCTCGTTACTGTCCCAGCCCTGGCGAGGCTTGGGGATTTGCCTCCGGCGCGGGAGCCGCCGGTTGGGCTGGTTGCTGCTGCTGCGCCTGTGCCTGTTCCGCGGCGGCCTGTTGGGCCACTGCGGCAAGCGTCTCTTCCTGCTCGGTGCGGGACTGGTAGCCCGCCTCGTGCAGCATGTGGTCGGCCACGTCGGCGACGACGGGGATCGCTGCCACGGCTCCGGCTGCTTCGACTGCCGTTTTCTGGGTCTGCATGTTGACGTTGGAGATGCGGGCCATGAGCTCTTTCGCCTGCGCTTCGCTCTTGGCAGCGTCGGCAATCAGCTTCCGGAGCTCGGCCATTGCCGTCTCCATCTGCATCTTCTGCTGTGCCGCACTCACTTGCTGGCGCGCGATCTGCTCGGGGTCGTTCTCGTCCGCATCCGGATCCGTCATGCCGGTGACCTGGCGGATACGCTTCACCAGTTCGTCGCGCTGCGGGATGTCCATGCTCTCGACGACGAGATCGAGCGACACGAGGGCAACCTGCGGCGCGACCGGCGCCAGCTGGCCGATGAGCTCCATGAGCTCGGACACCTGCGCCTGGCGGACGCTGGCGCGCCAGTCCTCTTCGGTGATGACATAGTCCGCCTTGGTGCGAACGATGTCGTTGTCAGGCATGCCATCGTTGACCGTGACATACTCCGGCGCGCCGCGGCTGTTGGTGATGCGGAACTTCTTCTCCTCGGTCATGAACTGCTCCATGATCGAGAGCTTCTTTTCGCCGCGGATCTGGGATGCCAGGCGGTGATTGTCGAACAGGCCGGCGGTCGCCAACGCGCCTTGGCTCTGGCGGGCCTCGATAGCCTTGCCTGAAACCGCGTTCGTTGTGCGGCCGAGGTTCTCGTCCGTCACCCCTCCGACCTGCTGCACCATCTGGATGTCGCGCGACATCAGTTCGAGGTGGTACTGCGATAGCTCGCGGTCGCTGTCGATTTTGAGCTCATAGCCCTTCTTTTTGACGATCACCGCATCGGGGCGGGCCGCCTCTTCGACGAGATCATTGACGTCCTCGACCGCGCCTTCATCCATGATGATCTTGCTCGTCGACAGGATATGCAGGGCCTTGCTGGCGCGCTTGTTAATGTCGATCTGAATATCGCGGATGTTGCGCACCATGCCGTAAGGCATGCCATCACGGCCGCGACGCTTGTTCCAGATCGGTGTGAACGGGAAGCGGTTATGCCGGTATGGCGACGGCGACAGCCACAGCAGCCCGGCCGTGGTGAACAGCGCGACATACATGCGCATCATCGGCTTGCTGACGACTTCGGCTTCTTCGGCTTTCACCGAATCCTCATGCCCCGGGGAGAACTCGTCATAGATCTCGCCGGAGAACATCCCGCCCTTCAGCTTGTTGACCGTGACGGGCATCTTGAACCACATCTCGAAGATGCGCAGGCGTTGCCGCCTATAGCCGGTGACATGGTCGCTGACATGGCCGCTGTCGCCCCTGCCCTGGCTCTCGGCCTCGTGCTGATCCATGACTTCATCGCCATAGGCGTCGGTCATGGTGAAATTGTCGGCGTCATCTACCGAGCGCCGGAGCAGCGCCTTTCGTTTCGGGAAGATGGCGCATGCCACGTCGATATCGACCCATTTGGAGCGGAAGATGTAGCGAGCGTCTTCCAGATCGAGGCGGATGGCGGTGCTGTCCCACAGCATGTTCCGCCAGCTCTCGTACCGGCTGTAGATCGGCTCGCCTTCGTCGTCGCCCTGATAGCCGTCTTCCATCCATCCGATGCCGACCTTTGCGGCATCTTCGAACGCGCGGCTCACTTCGAACGGGTCGCGGTTGACGTCGGAGAGGTATTTCAGGAGCTCGCTCTTGCGCTGCGCCGGCTTTCCATCCTCCTTCCGGCGCGGGAGCACCTTGAAATCGGTGCGAGCGCGCTTTTCGGAGCCGACAACCCAATCGATCGTGGTGGCGGTGACGTTGAAGACAAGCGGGATCTGGCCGCGCTCCTTCAGGGTCTGCGCATCCTCCTCGGTCCACTGGATGCTGTCGTACATGTCCTCGTCGATCGCCTGCTCGCGGCGATTGGGCGCCTGGCGGTCGATTTCGCGGGTGGCGACGTCAAGGAGACGGTGGTGCAGCCGCACCATGTTGTTGCTGTCGAGCGAGTTGCCGGCAACCTGACGCCCCGGTACCGGCTTATCCGGTATCGGTGACTTGTATGGCTTCTTGCGAACAGAGCCGTCGTCAGCGTTGAGGTCAAACATCCCTTATCTCCGTTTCGACAGTTCGCCCGTGGGTGTGGTCGAAGAGGGTTGCCTCGGCCACGACGGGTTTCCGGTCGCCCTGGTACGGTGGGATGTGGAGAAGATCGCCGAGCATGTCGTTGATGAACATCGCTAGTCGGATGACGTTGCGAGGCTCATGAACCGAGAGGCCGAGGATCTCGGCGAACTGAAAAGCGATGGGAGCAGATTGCGCGGGATCGCCGATTTCTTCCGACCATATCCAGGCGCGGTCAGCAGTGACCACGCATGGTATCAGCCTCTCGTCGTATTCCCTGCCCGCCGGAATAAGAACCATGCACGGCCGGAAATCCCCATCCAACCGCAACCAGGTGCCGATAGCGGTAATGTCGCCTCGCGTTTTTGTCCAATGTCTTCTGTTGAGGTCAAGATCTGGGGTCACAGCTTTTTCTCCGGGTGGGGATGTTGGATGGTGCGGATGGTTCCGCATGCGCCGCTGGCGTGGCAGATGGCGGCCTGAATGGCCGTTTCGGCGTCCGCGTTGGCGAACATGGCGCCGAGCGCAGCGACGGAACCGGCGCCGATCGCGAAGTACGGTGCGTGATAGACTTCATCGCCGCGGGCGGTGATGACGCGGATCGGGCCGATGACAGGGGCGGCAAGCACGATGTAGGAGCTGTACTGCTCGGGCAGCGGCTCCGCCTTCGGGTGCTCGCCATGGCATCCATCGCGGACCCACTGAAGGAAGCGCTCAGCCTCTGCGGCGTTGCCTGCCACGCCGTAGAGGGTGCCGTCTGGCCCGATCGCCAGCTTGTAGGCCCATGGGGTTGCGGCTCCACCGATCCAAGAGCCACTGTCGGCCGCCATGATGCCATCGCGATAGGCTATCGTCGTCATGCTACCATTCCTGATCTGTTGGTACGTCTGGGCCGTGTGTTCGAGCCGCCATGGACGGCGTAGCGTCGAACCACATCGCGAGCCTGCGCCTTCTGGCGGAGAGCGTCGGCGGCGTGCTGGTGGCCGTTGTTCTTGGGGCTGTCTGACCAGACGCCCATGTTCTCGTTCCACGACTTCCGGTAGTTTTCGAGATGGACGATGCCGGCGGCGCACTTCACCTCGTCGAAGTAATAGGTCGAGAAGTCATCGCGCAGCTGCTGGATGCCCACGTTCACGAGGTCGGGCGTTCGGTCGACGATCTCGATGTTCTTGAGGTGCAGGCCTTCCAGCATGTCCTTTGGGGTCTGGATCATCACCGCGCCCGGGCGGCGCTGGTTGCCGTCGTGCGGCAGGTAGTGGTGGCCGAACACATAGCCGCGCTTGTCGAACTCGCGGACGATGAAGCTGTAAGGCTCGCTGCTGCACTCGAAATAGTCGATGAAGTGATCGGCGGCGCCGACGGCCTGATGAAACCAGATCGCGATATCGTCGTTGACGCCCAAGTCCCAGAACGTGTTGACCGGGTAGCTCGGCTGATACGGGACGCGGCAAATGCGGCCGTCGAGGCGGCAGCGCTCCAGCTGCTTGGCGAGATACACGCCCTCGGTCGAGACCTTGAACGCCTCCTCGAGCGTCGTCGGGTACTCCGACCACATCTTCTCGTCTTCATCGGCGAAGGTGTTGCGCCTGGTGGCGACGTACCAGGCGCGCTTGCGGGCGGACAGCGGCCGGCCAATCTCCCGCTCCATGCGGTCGAAATAGTCGTGGTCCTTCTTGCTGATGACCGTGCTGTCCGGATCTTCCTCGTATTCCTCCGCGTCCCACCACGACGCGAAATGCAGCCGGTATTCCTTCTTCGACAGCTTCTTGCGGGAATCGGCGTTGTTCTTCGCCTCGGTGACCATCTTGTAGTAGGCGCCGTCGCGGCCCTTGGCGGTCGACTCGATGAAGATGATGCCCTGCTCTGCCGCCGGCAGCGCGCCAGTGACGATCTCGTCGGCCTTCAGCGGCGACTGGTAGCAGATGATGCCGAACTCTGAGACGTGCAACCAATTGAGCGTGGTACCGCGGGCGGAGGTGGAAACGGAGATCGATGAGCCATTGGCAAACACCTTCTCCTTCACGTTGTCCGTCTTGATCGGGATGTTCTGGCGGATCGGCGGCGGCAACCGGTCATATGCGAACTCGATCTTGTCGCGCATGATCTTGGTGGCGGTGTCCTGGTCCTGGGCAATGATGGCGCCGGTCTGGTTCTCGTTCCAGAGGCAGGCGTCGAGGATCATGAGCTGGATCAGGGTGGAGAACCCGCGCTGGCGGGCCTTTGGCACGATGTTCCGGTACCAGAGGTTCTGCAGAAGCCGTTCCTGCACCTCATTCGGCACGAATAGGACTGTGTTCTTGTCCTTGTCGAGGATGTAGTAGAGGTTCCGGATGCGCCAGTGCGGATCCTTGAGCTTTTCTTTAAGCTCTTCCTCCGTCAGACCAGCTAGATGTTTATACAGCATCCGATGAGCCCTGCCCGTCGTCGCTCGGTGCGAAGGCTGTGCCTCGCGGAGCGTCCGAAGATGCAGGACCATCTTGGTCCTTTGGTTGGAAAGAATTGCCGCTGATGTCTTTAAGCCAGGAACCCAGCGCGCTCTCTGGTTCTACATCATGTTTGATGTGTTTGGTATCCCGCCAGATGCCCGGCCGGCGGTTCTGAAGCCAGAACATTGCGGCCTTGGTGTCCGGCGGCACGTGCTCGATCGTCTCGACGCGCTGCAGCTCCTTATCGACGACGACGATCTTCTCAGAATCGAACGTGTAACCGACGGCGCGGCGGTAGAGCGAATCCTCGACCTTCTTGTCTGCCTCGTCCTTGCCCATCTCCAGCGCTTCCCGAAACTCCGGGTGCTCGATCTTCCACCGGTGGATCGTGCGCAGCGCAACGCCGAAGAACTGCGAAATCTCAAGGTCAGTGGCGCCGAGCTTAGCGAGCAGCTTCCCCTGATCCGCGAACTTCTCCTCGTAGGGGCTCGGCCTGCCGCCGCTGCTGCCACGCTGGTCGGCATCGAAAGCCCGATCGAACTTCCAGTGCTCGATGCGCCAGAGCGCGATGGTCTCAAGATCGACGTCGAGGGCGGCCGCAACATCGTCCTCGCCCTTGCCGGCTCTGATGAGCAGGTAGGCGAGACCGCAATACCGCTCCTGAAACTTCGGCGCTTCCGGCTCATCGGCTGGGGCAGCGACGGCCTTTGGAGCAACCTTTTTCGCTGCTGGCTTCCTCGCGGATTTCTTCGCCGGCGCCACCGCCATCGGGTCGAAATTATCCGTCGGAGCGGGTGATTTGATCGCCGGAGTGGGTACCTTACCCGTTTTCCCCGCTTTCGCCTTCCCCTTCAACGGCTTAGCATTCTTGACCGCCTTTTGACTGGCAGCCGGTTTCGCCTTTAGGGGTGACAAAACCTCCTCGGGCCTCGCAGACGGCTGCGCCTTGGCCGGTGGCTTCTTCGGACTGCGTGGCGCCATCAGCGACGCCCTCTCTGCCGAACGCCGGCGACAAGGCTGTGCATGGCTGCTCGCCCGCCTCCCTTGCCCTCAAGAGCATCAATCAGCCTCACGTTGCCAGTCAGCTTCTCGATCGGGACCGGCGGAATGCTCGACACCGAACCTGCTCGCAGCGTCGGCGTATCCTCATACTCCGTACCTATCTTATTATAATCTGGTACTGGTTCTGGTATTACAACGCTATTGCTCGGCATTTGCTGGGTCGGTTGATTGATTTTATTGCAGAATTTCCTGTCGTCGTCGGTTTTTGGTCGAGGTTTCGACGCGACTTCAGCGCGTTTTCGCGAGATTTTCAGTGAGTTTTCCAACTCGGCTTCGGCGCGGTGATTGCTGATTTTGCCCTGCAGATTGATGAAAAGCTTCCGCATGGTCAGCAGCGACTCGAGCAGCGCTTTCGCCTTCCGGAGGGAGCAGTTGAGCTCGCCTGCAAGCCAGCGCTCATTGTTCTCGATCGGGCCGCCCTCATCGTAGATCAGGTCGAGGATCGTCGTGTACGCGCCGCGCTCCTCCAGGGAGAGCTTGCGGTAGCCCTGCAGAGCGTCCTGATGGTAGCGGCGGTGGTACGGCATTGACCTGCGGCTCATGACGCAGTCCTTTCCAATGGCATTTCCGCCTGCACCTGACGCGTCACAGAGGGGCTGGCGGTAGTTTCGAATATCGGAGGGTCGGCCTCGGCGAACACGCGCCCGCGGAGCTGCCTGCACACGGCGTGGCAGATTTCCTTGCCGGTCATCATCCAGACCATGTCGCGGATCATCTCTCCGCGGGTAGATCTCGAATTGCATGAAATCCGGTGCCGATGGCACTCCGCCTGTAGCTCAGAAGCCCACAGCATTTCCAACAGGTACAGTGCCCTCGGCTGTGTGAGCACATCCGTGTGCGGATTGAAGCTCGAACCGTATCTGCGCGGAGGCTGTTTCGGATATTGCAAAGTGTGCTTCTCCATCGACCATTTGCCGAGGAACAGCGGGTGATTGAGGTGAGCGTCGGAAGGCACGTCGTCGCGCCGACCGTCGTTACGCCAGTCGACGAAATGTTTTTCATGGGCCGCGACAAACACGAAATGGCAGCACTGCCTGAAGGCCTTCCACTGCTCGTCCAGGCGCTTGAGTGTGTCCTTCTTCGATTTGATCTCGACACCCACAACAGCGGTCGTAGTGACGGCAGCCACATCAATGCGGTTCGTCCCCTGACCGGCGACGTTGAGTTCGTGAATGATGCGGGCCGACGGCATCAGGGTGCGGAGCCTGCTGACGACATAGGACCGGATTTCGAGCTCATCAGAGGACTTCGTCAAGCGACACACTCCTCATTGTCGGCAGCGCCGCAAGGATCTCGCCTGCGGCTCGGGTTCAGTGGTTCGAACATGTCGGACTGGAGGCCGGCGATTTCCCGAATTTCCGACCAGGGCTTCTTGAAGAACGTGCCAAAGCCCAGAGCTTCCATCCGCTCTGGGAAGTCGTCATCCGGATCTTCCCGCATCTGGCGGGCGAGCTGTGGAAAGCCGAGCTGGAAGCAGAGCCGGCAATTGCTGTCGACGCCCTTCGGCAGGTTGAACGGCTGCGAGCGCCAGAATTCGAGAACCATGGGCTTTGTCACGCCAGCTGCTATCAGCGGCATCCAAATCCTCTCTCGCGGCTGATCCTCCTGGTCGTGGCGGTGAGGTTCGTCGGCCCGGATGCCGAGCGTTTTAGTCCATTGCGTCCATCCGCATGCGACAAGCAGCCGCCGCGCGGCGCGGACCTTGAGCTGCTCTGTGCAGATGCGCTTGCCGCCGTTCGGAGTGAAGCGCTTATGGAGGATCATCGCCTCAAAGGGCTCTCCGTTCCGGGCGGCGCTATTGTGGTTGACGATCTCGAACCAAGGGGCATCTGGTAGGTATTGCACCCAAGTGATAGGCACGGCCCATCGCTGCCCTACTTGCTGAACGAAATCCAAGGTGCGGGGATCTTCTCGGCCCGTGTTTGCGAACACGACGCGAACGCGATCGGGCAGGTCGCCGTTGGCCTCCAGCAGTCGGTGCAGCAGATAGGCAGACGTGCGGCCGCCGCTGAGCGTGACGTGAACGTTGCCTTCTGGCAGTAAGAATGGCGTCTGGCTCACCTGCCACCCTCCGCAATGGGGACAGACTGCAACCCAGCAGCAGCGAGGAACGCAGCAAACCGCTCCTCGACCTGGTGGCGGGCGTTCTCCTCGCCGACGGCCGTTCCATCCACCGGATTGATGGACATGGATACCCAGCAGCGCCAGCGGTGGTATTTCCCGCCGGAGGATCTGAAAACGGCCCCTATATCGACTTGGCCGATGCTGGCGACGATTCGGTGCGTCTCATTGCGCCACGTGATCATTCCGCTGCCGCCCTCCCCGCTTGGCGCCGTGCTCGCGGATCTCTCCAGCATTGCCCGCCCTCGATGGCTTCACGCGTAAAGCGATCCACCGGGCACTGAACATCAGGCGCCAGGGCGGAACCGAGCTCACGAACAACCCGCGCGTTGATGTGCTTGAACGTGGCGCGGATGTTCCGGCCCAGCATCAGGGAGATCGAGAGGTTCAAGCGAGCGCTCATTGGCTCAACCATCACTCGGCCGCCTCCAACGTCACAAGCTCTCGGCGCCCATTGGATTCGGCCAGCAGCCGAACCATACGTGGCGGCACGCTGTTGCCGACCAAGTGATACTTTTCGGTTTTGGTGAGGCGACGAGGCTTGCCATCAATGGTGATGACAGACGGCAGCGAACCCTGTCTGAAACCATGCGCCGCGGCGCCTTCTTCCGGCTCAAGCATACGCATGCCGATGTCGGTGATGACGAACGTTTCCCGCCCGATCTTCACGGTGACGAGCCCGTGCCGAGCCTTTGCCGTTAAGGCCCCAAGGGGAGCGGCTAGATCGTCCTCTTGCTTCCCGTTCGAGAAATAGTGCTGAAGGAAGCCGAGGATCAATCCGGCGTGGTTCCCGCCAGCACAAATGGCGGCGGCCGGCTCGGCGATATCACGGCCCGCACGATCTGTACCGCGGAGGTTTAACATTGATGCCGCGACAACACCCTGTGTCGACCCCCTTCCCACGATCGTGGACAAAGGAGCGTCTGCCTCCCGCCCCGGCTCACCGGTATTATGTTGGGCGAGGAAAGCAGCGACGAGAGCACTCTTGCCCATTCCGCCCGGGGTGACAGTGGGTGCGGGTTCTTCGATGTCGACGGCATCGCTCTCACCAAACTGCCGCTGCATGTGTGCTGCGATTACAGCATGGCGGGGTTCGGTGACGAACGTTTGCAGCGGCTCCGATACGTCTCCACCACGCCTCAACCCTTGCTCCCCTCCATAATAAGCGGTCATGGTGGCAGCGGAAATGCCGAGGGGGATTGCTCCGCCCGGTCGAGTTTCAAAGCTGTTGGCGGTCACGGTCGGCAGCGGCTCTGAAATGTCACTGCCGGTCGACCCCGTGCGAAACTTCGTGACGTGAGGGACCACGACCGATAGCTCTCCGCGATGTGCTGTGGTCAGCGTCCGTAGAGGCTCGTCGATCGAGTGGACGCGATCCCCGCCGGTGTGCGTGATCGGCACGATGAACGGCTTGTTGGCGTTGACGACGTATCGCATCACGCCCCGGGCCGTGCGGCGTAGCGTTGCGTCAGCGAGATCTTTCTTGCGGCCGAAGATGGATTTCACCGGCAGCGACCAGTCAATGATGGTGTTGGCGCCGACCCATGGTTTCAGCTTAAGCTTCCTTGCCTGGTGGCGCGGTGCGTGCGTCCTCTCAGGCCATACAATCGGGGAGCCGTCAGCCTGACCGACGCCATAGAGGCGCTTGCGGATCGTCGGCACTCCGTAATCGGCCGCAACAAGCACTTTGAACTCGAAGGCATAGCCGAGATGCGATCTGAGGTGCCGTAGCCAGGCGCGCCACGTGCGGCCCCGCTTCTTTGGGTTGGGCACGAGCCATTGTTCCTGTACTGGAACCCGCTCACCCTTGGCCGCGACCGTCCCATCTAACTTCATAGCCCGGCCGGTCTGCGGATCTCGCTTCGCCACAAGCGGTCCCCATGTCTGGATCTCGGCAACGTTCTCAAGTGTGATGGTCTCCGGCCGCACCTGCCCCGCCCAACGGCAGACAACCCAAGCCAGCGAGCGTCGGCGCTTCGAAACCGGCTTGCCGCCCTTGGCAACAGAGAAATGGGTGCAGTCAGGTGACGCGTGCAGTACGCGAACGCCCCTGCCCTTGGTGGCCTCCCGAGGATCTACTTCGAACACATCGCAGCGCTCATGGCGCGTGTGGGGGTGCCGGGCTTGATGGACCGCGACGGCAACTGGATCGTGATTGATCGCCAGATGAACATGAAAACCGGCTTCCTCGAGTCCGTCGCAGCCTCCGCCCATGCCGGCGAAGAGAACGACGGTCATGCGGTTGTCGAGCATGAAAGCGTTCATTTCAGTCCTCCGCCTGAGGCGCTTCGATCATCCCCAGCGCCTGCAGGTAGGTGTCGAGGATCAAATCCTCTTCCATGCGCTCCTGATCGTCCTTCTTCCGGAGGGCGATGACCTTTTTCATGATCTTGGTGTCGTAGCCCATGCCCTTGGCTTCGCCGTAGACGTCCTTGATGTCATCGACGAGGGTCTTTTTCTCCTCCTCGAGGCGTTCAATCCGCTCGATGAAAGAGCGCAGCTGATCTCGCGCCACGGCATGGATATGAGACGAGCCAGTTTCCCGGTCGGAAAACGCCTCGGTCTGGCGGCTATCTTTGGGACTGGTCGCGCGGCCCACGGCTTCCTGTGTGACGGCGCGAGCGGCCACCCTCACGGCACCGGCGGCACCGCGACTATCTGTGCTAAGCATGTTCAAAGCCCTCTTCGGCTGCGAAAACCTTCAGCACGGGGGCCTTCGGCTTTCGTTTTTCCTTTCGGTGGATCTTCTTTGCGCCGCGCGCGAGCTCACGACTGGACAGGATCTTCAGCCGACCGTGCTCTCTCGACCACGGTTCCATGACGGTGATGATCACGCCTTTCGCCGGCTCGATCTCCACATGGAAGTCGCCGTTGCAGGCGCGCGGCATCCCCATCTTGACCGCCAGGGCAATGCCCGGGGTCCAGATCAGCTTGCGAACAGCGCGGGTAGACAGCCCCGCGGCGCGGCAATGGAACCGGGCGCGGGTCTTTTCATCGTTGAATTCACCGGGAACGGTGATTTTCAGAATACGCTGCACATAGCGGGTAACAGCGTGATAGCTGACCCTGAGTTCGGGCGCGGCGACGACGGCCGGCCCGGCTTTGTCACGTGGGGGGTCTGACGGCACCGGCGCCCTCCGAAATCAGTCGATCGCGAGATTGAACCAGAACGGCCAACTCATGCCGGCGCGACGTAATTTCGGAGTCGGGGCGCTTCTTGGGACCGGGAACGCTGTACGTACCGATCCACCACACCTTTGAGGTAATCTGTGCCTTCAGCCCTTCGATAAGCTCTGGGACCGATAGAACCGGCCTCCGAACTTCCTCCATGGCTTCCAGCACCCTCTGCTCTTCTGCCTGCTTGACGAACTTATTGACGGACGTGAATGTCCTCATGCCTGCGCTTCCCCCAAACCCAGACCGGTGGAGGAGCCGTCCCGCTCCATCATCAGCCTGGCGATCTGCTCATCGATCTCCCGCTTGCGTTCTTGCCGGGCCGCCTGCTCGACCCATACCGGCGGCTGCCGGAGACAGGCTTGGAGAAGCGCGGGGCCAAAAGCTGCAATGAGGAGCGTGAAATGCTCCACCGACGGCTGTGATCGCCGGTGAAGCCAGTTCTCGACACTGGCGGCGGCAATCCCGGTTTTCGCTTCGACGTGATGAGGCGTCGATCGCGGAAACTGGCTGCGCAACCAATCGACCAGGCCCGCGACGTCGAACAGAAGTGCGGGCGAGTGACCGTAAACCTGCGGTCTTTTTCTGGCAGAGCCGCGCCAGCCCCTCGTGCTGTTATCCATGGCACGGGGTTCTTCTTCGAAAAGGCCGTTGCTACCGGCTTGGAGCCCGTCACGGTGATGGGCATGCGAAGAAGAGCGGGCAATCAGGGCAATCAAGTGCTGTATGCGGACAGGGGACACGATCATGGCCTGATGCCCCATCCGCGGAGATGCGGATGGTTTGAACCGATCGGCGAAATAGCTGCGGAGCTGGTCGATCGGGCTTGGCGAGGGAATGGTGACAAGGCTGGTCTGGCGACCAGCGTTCAGACGGCAGAGCCGCCAGAATTCATGGGGAGCAACGGATGACGCGCTCATTGGACCGTGACCCTGGGGCCGAACAGGTCGGGACGGAGATCGTGCTTGGAGATGACGCCGCCGGTGGCCGCGTCGCAAGCGGCAGCGACTTCGGCAGTGATTTGTTCGGCATCGTTCAAGAGCCAGGAGATGAATTGCTGGCTGTAACCCATCTCGCTCGCGAGAGCGGCTTGCGAACCCTTGATCTTGACGGCCCGTCGGATCAGCGGCCTGTGAGGCGGTTCGATGGCGTTGGCGGCGGCAGCGTGCGGCAAGAGATAGTCCCCGTAGCGGATGGTTCGTCCAATTCCACAAGGAAACTAGTAGCCGAGCCCCGTCATGTCAACAAGGAAACTTGTGTATCGCTTCACAAGCGAACTGGTAAATTGCCGCGCATGGGGATTGCGGAAAATCTAAAACGTCTGCGAACGGAAGCCGGGCTGTCGCAGACGCGGCTGGCGAAGCTTGCGAAAGTGACGCAGCAGTTGATTTCGCAGCTCGAGTCCGGAACGAACTCGTCGACCAAGAACCTACCGGAGATCGCGGCCGCGCTCGGCCGCCAGGTCTGGGAGATAGATCCGAGCTATACCGCTGTCCCGGTCAGCGCGGATCGCGTCCCTCTCCTCGCCTGGGAGCAGGTAGCGCAGCTGGCGCAATCCGGGTCCAACCCTTCCTCTCAATCGACAGATACCACCGTCACGGTCGGCGATCTGCCGCCTGGCGTGTACTTCGCGGTCCAAGCGGTTGACGAGGCGCTGGATCGGGTAGTGCAGCCAGGCGCCACGATGATCGCAAACATGCAGGACACGGATCTGCAGAGCGGACGGTTCTATGTGTTCTACGATGAAGAGCATCGGAATGCCTTCGTGCGCAGGTTTCACGATGATCCGCCGATGCTGGAACCTGTCTCGACGCAGTCCCTCTATCGGCCCCACTCGCTTCGGCCGACGCTTCGACCGATCGCCCGCGTGCAAATGATGATCGCGCGGCTTTAGACCGGCGAAATCTGGGCTAGGCGCGAGATGCGGTCAAGCATGTCCGTCGCATCAAAAAGCAGCTTCGCCGTGTCCCGTCCTGCTTCTAGCGTTCTGCCGTCGAGCCGGCTAACCCCGAGCAACCTTTCGACGTTTTCCATCTCCAGCCAAAGGAAAGCGTAATACTCTTCCATCTTCATTGGAGGGGTCTGCGATGCGGCTGACACGTAGGGAGCGAAGTCTGCAACGAGCGTTGCCATCGCTGCACCATTCGCCATTGTCAAAAATTGTCTGCGGCTTACCATGCCTAATCTCCCGTTACGCAATACAATAAACGAGAGGTTAACAACCTCAGATTTCCACAGGCAATCCGAACTTCTAAATGGGGGAATATGATGAAAACGCGACTAGCGCTCGGGATAAAGCCGCTTAACGGCCGAAAAAGTGAGGCCTGAGCTCATGTTTCCGGCACATTATACCATAGTCTAATAGGGCCTCTCGCCTCGTCTTGGGACACTGTTGCCCCTCCTCATCGGCCTGGGCGGTCATCTACAAGTTTCCTTGTTGACGATCGACAAGTTTCCTTGTAGCTTCCTCTGAGTGTAAGGGCACACTCGGAGCACATCATGAAACCGCTGATGATCTTGGCGAGCATCGTCTCGCTAGGCTGGATTTCTGCATCCATCGATACCGGCATGGACGGCTGCCTTTCCCGGCACAGCTTCGCCACGTGTCACCACACGCTGAACCGGTGAGGTGCATCATGGCTGGGATTTCTCGACAGAAAATACGTGCTGAATTGGATCGGCTGTTATTGCGGGTCCCCCTCGGCGCTGACCGGCATACGCTTGAAGCGTGCAGCCAGGAGCTTCGTGCCGAGGCACGTTGGGAGCGCGGCATGTGCGACAATCAAGCTACTGCCGATCATCTCCATGAAGAGGCCGATATCTACGAACTGGCTGCGCAGGAACGCTTTCCCCGCGAGGGCGACGGCATGGCGCAGGCCATCAGCGCCAGGCTGTCTCATAAATTGAACGCGAAGCATTGGACCTGCACCAATTGCGGCAACGTCGAGGAGCTGACGTTCTACCCCGACTGCTGCTCGTTCTGCGGTGGGAGCATGGAGACGCAGGATGGCCGCTCAACCGTGTCGAGCGATTTCCACTGCAACAACGATGTCCTGGCCGCGGCCTACGAAGGTGACGCCTCTGCAGTCGTGACCCTCTGGTTCGAAGACGAGCTTCCCTCGTCGATGCGGCCGACGATTGACGAAATGCTGGCCGCCAACCGGCTCCACATGCTGGAGACGATCTACGGAGTGGCCGCATGACGCTCGCCATCGCCGATCGCCCCTCCCCTGAAATCATCGAGCGCGCCCTCGCGGCAGCGAAGGAAACGCAACAAAACGAACAGCGGTGCCGATATGTGGCGCTGGACGCACTGCTTGTCGTGTTTCCGAGCATGACGGCCACGAGGCTCGCGCTACACCTGGCCTACGATCGCCCGGCATCGGCTTCCGCGCTGATCGCCACGGCCAAGGGCCGCGAATGGTGGGATGAAAGCCATGTCGACCACGTCATTGGCACCCTTGTCGCCGACCAATACGGCGAGAGGGCGCTCTGAGTGGGAAAGTATTCTGCCTTCAAGCGCCGGGCGCACGACGAATATCTGACGCCGTATCGCCCGGTCCTGCCGCTCGTGCCCCATCTGACGGGTATTCGGACGTTCATCGAGCCTTGTTGCGGCGACGGGCGGCTGATCAGGCACATCGAGAGCTTTGGCCCGCTGTGCATCTATCACGGTGACATCCAGACCGGCACCGACGCGCTGACAGACCGGGTTCTGCCGCGCACCATTGCCGACGCGATCATCACCAACCCGCCTTACACGTGGGAAGTCCTTGAGCCGATGATTGTCCGCTTCTCCGAGATCGCGCCGACCTGGCTGCTGCTCGAGGCGGATTTCAAGCACAACCTCAACGCCGCGCCGTACATCCCCATGTGCAGCGACGTGGTCAGCATCGGCCGGATCCGCTGGTTCGACGACACCGAGCACGAGGGCAAGACGAATTACGCCTGGTACCGGTTCCACGCGCAGCACACCCGCGGGCCGGTGTTTCACCCCCGCCAGAAGCTTCCGCCGACACCTCGGCAGAAAACCGCCCCAGAGGCGGCCTGAGTTCTACCCCAAGCAAACCAAGGAGATCCTTATGCTTGATCGCGTATCCGAATCCACCATTGCCACCCCGAAACAGCCGAGCGCGGTGGACGTTCATGTTGGCACCCGCATCCGGCTCCGCCGCAATGTCCTGGGTGTCTCGCAGACGACGCTGGCCGAGAAGATCGGCGTCACGTTCCAGCAGGTCCAGAAATACGAGAAGGGCACCAACCGCGTCGGCGCGAGCCGCATTCAGGCTATCGCGACGTTTCTGACCGTCCCTGTCTCGTACTTCTTCGACGAAGCGCCTGGCGCCTCTGACGATCCGGCAGCGGAAAACGAGATGGCGAAGTTCATCAGCAGCCCCGAGGGTCGCTCGCTCAACCGCACCTTCGCATCGATCAAAGATCCCCTCGCCCGCCGCCAGCTCGCCGCGCTGGTGAAAACTGTCGCCGAGCTCGGCACCGCCCACTGATCCCTTCCGGTTTCCGCCGGCGGGTCCGGCGGTTTCCGGAACGGATGGTTCCGCAATCCCACAATTGGAGTTTTTGATGTTTGCAGCACTGAAGTCGAAGCTGACCGGCAGCGTGAACAAGTTCTCGGGCCGGAAAGATTTCTTGGAGGCCGTTTGCGCTGCCTCCGCACTCGTGGCCGCGTCCGACGGCGACATTTCCGATCAGGAAGTAGAGCAGACCGTGAAGGCCGTTTCCTCGAACGCATCCCTTTCCGCCGCCTTCAAGGCTTCGGAGATCGAACGCACGGCCGATGCGATGCTGAAACGGGCACAGGGCGGTCGGGTCGGGCGCGCCGGGCTCTACAAGGAGCTTGAGGACATCGCCAACGACCACGAGATGGCGGAAACGGTCCTGCTGTCCGCGCTTGACGTGGCAGACAAGGGCGGCATCAGCGCCGAGGAAAAAGGCGTGCTCGCTAAGATCGCCCAGACCCTCGGCCTCAACCTCGCGAACTACGATGTCTGATTTCCTGAAATCCTCGAAGGCAATCGCGTTCGCCAGCGTCGCAGGGGTGCTGGTCCTCCTGCAGTTCACGCTTCTGGCGGCCGCTTTGGATTTCATGACCAGCATCATGCTCGTCGGCATCGGATTTGCCGCAGGGCGCTCTTCGAAGTGAACCGCTTCGGTGACCGCCCGGTGGAAACAACGGGCGGCATCCTAAACGGATCGAGAGGGGATCAGGATGACATTTCCAGGGCCGGCACCGGCAATGACCTTCGAACAGGCGGTCGATATCTGCAAGCGGATCAACGCCCGGGCCTTCCTCGCCATGGGCGTCACCGATAACCCGGTACTGCCGAGCCTCGCGGGCGTATCGCTGCGCGACATGCTGACGGCGGCCGAGATGCTGACCCAGCACAACGCCAGCCAGCGGCGCGGCACCGGCGGCCGGGAATTCTACGTGGTCCCGGTCGATCGGCTGATCGCGGCCGTGTTCGTCGGCATCCACTACGCCCCGAGCGACACGGTGATCGCGATCGAGCCACAGCAGCGGCTTGGTGAGTGGGTTCTCAACTCTGTCGCCGTCGTCGATCTGTCGGAACAGGTCGAGCTTCAGGACAAGGGTGTCGCGGCATGACGTACAATGTCCTCGATATGGCTTTGGGCGCCTCCTTGATGATCGGCCTTCAGCTTGGCGCCGGCTTCTTCCTCCTTTGGCTCGGTCTTTCCGGCCGGCGCCGCTGCGACGAAAGCGAGGAGCGATGAGCGATGAGCCTTCATTTGCAGCAGGTCATGGAAGAGGTCCAGGATCGAATGGACGCGATCGTCGCGTATTTCAAACCTGGCGCGAAGATAACCGTGCTCGTCCGCCATCCGGGCAAGCCAACCGCCGACTTCTGCTTGACGGATGACGATCTCGACGAGGTTGCCGCCATGGTCCAGCGGCGGAAGGATGCGACCGCTTAATGTTCGTGACGTCCGAACAGCTTCGCCACGTCATTGCGGCTATGCGGTCGATCGACCGTGACGAGCTCGTGATAGCGGGCTGGCGGCCGACAGACATCGAGTGGTCGAACTTCCGCGACAACCCCTACCAGTTTTACCTCCGCGCCCCGAGCGGGCAGCGCGGCATCATCACCGACATCATCAATTCGAGGATCGCCCGTGGCTGAAATTTCCGCCATCGAATGGACCGACGCCACCGTGAACTTCTGGTGGGGCTGCACCAACGTGTCACCGGGCTGCGACAATTGCTACGCCGAGACGTGGAACGCCTTCCGCGGCACCGGCGAATGGGGACCAGGTGCCGCGCGCCGCCCGATCAAGGGTTCGGCCGCGCTGCTGCGCAAGCTGCAGAACTCGGCACCGGCGTTCGAAGCTCTCCACGGTCGCCCGCGCCGCGTTTTCATGCAGTCCATGTCCGACACCTTCGATAACGAGGTGGAAGACGTTTGGCGCATGGCCGTCTTCTCAGGAATCGAGGCGGCGGATCGGCTCCGCGTCCAGCTGCTCACCAAGCGCATCGGCAACGTCGAGAAGATGGTTCTCGATACTTGGCGCAATGGTGGCTGGCCCCGCCACGTCGGCCTGATGATCACCGTCGTGAACCAGCGCGAGGCCAACCGGGATATCCCGAAGCTGATCGCCCTGAAAAAACGGCTCGGCATTCCTTGGATCGGTCTCAGCATCGAGCCCATGCTCGAACCGATGGATATCAGCAAATGGGCGGCCGATCTGGATTGGATCATCGTCGGCGGCGAGAGCGGCAAGAATGCCCGGCCGATGCACCCGGCTTGGGTAGCGCAGGTGCAGCAGGCCTGCCAGCGCGCCGGCACCGCCTTCTTTTTCAAGCAGTGGGGCGAATGGCTGCCCGAGGGCGAAGCGCCGTTCGAGATCTTTGCCGAGCTCCGCCGCAAGCGTGCCGAGCGTGTTGAGCTCCATGCCGATCCGAATCCGTTCGCGTCGGTCCGCTTCGACACCCGCAGGATGTATCGCGCCGGCAAGAAGACGTCCGGCAAGCTGCTTAACGGCAGCGTGAGCCAGGCTTTCCCGAAGGAGCTTGCCGCGTGAACCTCGTCACCAAGCCTCTCCGAGCCTACGCCGTCACAGAACACGACGAGAACACCGGCGGCATCATTTTCGCCCGCCATGACATCGCGGCCCGCAAGGCCGGTGCCAACGAATACGGCGACGGCGAGCTCACCTACGTCAGCTGCCGCCGCGCACCTTGGGCAGACCACTGCGCCGAAACAGGCATCGTGCCGGCGAAGCTGATGATCGACTTCGGATGGCATTTCGAGTGCCACGGCTGCGGCGCGCGAATCGACGTGGATTGGCTTCGCGAAAATCGTCTCCCCCTCGACGGGGTCTGCGGCTCCCAGAATGGTTGGGTGTTTTGCTGCGCGCGCTGCAAGTGGCGCCACAAAAAGTACCTTGGCCGGGAGCGCGCGGCGAAAGACGATGCGATCGAGGCATTCAAGGCCATCATCCGCGCTAGATTCGGCGACGTCGAGTTCGTCGAGCGGGGAGAGACCGGAGGTCATCACGTCTATGTCGTCGAAGGCGAGCGCGGCGGCTGGCATTGGAGCCAGGTACACGTGGCGTTCAAATTTCCGGGCATGCAGATCGGGCCTGCCCACCTAGTCAGGGATGAGCCCCACGGCAGGGGCCGCAACGGCTTCATCGGCCCGACCAAACCCCACTACACCTGCTGCGGTGGCGACAGGGAAGCATTCGAGAAATTCGCCGCGGAGACGAAGCCATGACCGGCCCGATTTCCGCAGCCTCCTGCACCCTTCCCAGCGCGCAGTTGCGGACCGACGTGGAGCGTGAACCCAGCTCCGACGTCACTGACGCGCTGGGGAGGCTCAAGCTCGCCCTGCAGCCTTTGCAGCTCATGCACGACTGCATCACGCGCGAGCGCCAGGGCTGGGCCCACGGCACGTTCATCATTTTCGAAAGCAGCTTTGACAACCGGGTTCGGTTCACCTTGGGCGAGCTCGACGCAGTCGTTTCTGCCCTTCAGGAGCTCGATCAATGAGCGCCCGCATCCCCTGCCTCAACCCCAACTGCCGGCGCACCGCCGCGCAGGAGAAGTATCCCAACTCGTCGAACATCATCTGCGGCAAGTGCTGGAAGGCCATGCCGGCGGATTTCCGGCGCCGTTGGAAGACGCTGAAATCACGCGATCGCCGCCTCGGCCGGATCCACAACAAGACTGCCTTCCGGCGCCAGGAACGTGAAGACCAGTGGAGCCGCATTGCGACCCGCTTCGATCGGGCGTGGGAAGCGCTCGACCTATCCATCATTCACTATTTCACCGCGTCCGAGGCGCCGATCGGCATCGAAGACTTCTTGAAGGAGAACGGCATTGTCTGAAGCCGACCCGACCGGCTGGGCGAATTTCGAGGAGCCGGCGCCCGCTGCCAAAAAACCGATCTCGCTTCGCCTGGACCAAGACGTCGTCGAGTTCTTCCGTGACGGTGGGCCGGGCTGGCAGACCCGAATGAACGCCGTGCTGCGGCATTTTATGACCTCAAAAAAGGAGAACAGCATTGTCTGATCCCAACGAGACGACGCCAAAGCCACAAGCCTTCGCTGTCGCCTACAAACCCACACCCGTCGAGAGGCTATGGCGCTGGCTCGGATTTCGCCGAGCCTTCGTGCCGGCACCGGACACCGATGACTATCAGGGCCGCATGGTCGTTACGACGGTGACGCACTGGTTCACTGGCCGACCGCCTTCGCATCCTGATCAGCGGCCGCACCTATGTGTTCATCTCGTCGATCACAGAGCCCACTGTCGATCGCGCAGCTACCACGGTCGCGGTGAGCGTGCTGCCTCCTTCCTTGAAGAGGATGCAGCAATGAGCAAGCTCGTCGAGTTCGCCAAGGAAGTTATCCAGGTCGCGTTCGAGGGCGGCGCCCTCGACGGGGGCGACATTCAGGAACTGGCGCTGAAGCACGGCCTGATCGCCGAAGAGCGCTTTGATCCGAAGATCCACAAAGACACCTACGGCAATGATGCGGCGCCAGGCGACCAGTGGTTCGTTTTCGCGGGGCCCCTTGCTAGCGACTTCCCGAATCCCCTCGCCCACATGGAGCCGGCCGATGGACGGTAAGCAACTCCACATCCTGCAGCACTCGCTCGGCTTGGATCAGCACGGACGCGGCACCTTCTATCGGAACCGCTTCGTCACCGGCGAAGGTAGCAAGGACCACGCCGACTGCATGGCTCTAGTCGAGCAAGGGTTCATGACCCGCATCGCGAACGTCAAAATGTACGGAGGCGATGATTTTTTCACCGTCACCGAGGAAGGGAAGCGGGCGGCAGTCGAGTACAGCCCACCGCCGCCGAAACTCACCCGCAGCCAGCAGAATTACCAGGACTGGCTAAATTACGACAGCGACCTGTCTTTCATCGAATACGTGAAAATGAAAACTCACCTTCGCGCGAAGGAGGCCGGACGAGCATGACAAATTCTGTCACCCAATCCCCAGCGGCTCAGACGAATGTTCGGGAGGGCGCGAAGTGAAGATCGCCTCTCATCATGCATGGAAGGACAAGGAATATCAGCCGCGCCACGAGTGGCCCGGAGATACGCTCGTGCAGTGGGGCGGGCATGGCCTCGTCCTCTCGAAGTCCTCATACACCACCGCGTTTTTCGAGGCGTTCCCCGACAAGAAAATCACCGACCGTGGCGGGTTCATCCGCGGCGAAGGAAAGACAATCGAGGAAGCGGAAGACGATGCTTTCGCCAAATTCACGAAGGAATCGTCCTGCCAACACCTTTGGGGCCGAGAGCACTATCGGAACAGCGGGCAGTTGTGCCGACATTGCCGCGCCTTTCGATGCAAAACGCTCAAAGAAGTCGTGATCCTGGGCAGACACCGCAAGCCATTGGAGTGGTATCATGTGCACGATCTAGAGATGGATAGCGACAGCAAGTACATTCGCATCCTGCGCCTCCGAGCCAAACTGTTCGGCATCACGGAAAGCCCGCCCAAAGCGACTGCTACGGACGCATTCATTGCCTCCATCCTTCCAGACAATGAGACGGAGAGACAGCCATGAGCGAAGCACTCAAGTTGTGGTTCTTCCGCGACCTGACTGATGATCAGCGCCTGAAGCTTTTCGGCCTCTTTGGTTTGCCAGTCGGTGAGATCGGCAAAGTTTATGGCCGGCAATCGATCGCCGCTCGTCACATCGGTGACAAACTCGTTCAGTTAGTCTGGAACGAAGCCAACGTATTCGCCGCCGAGCCAACGCAGCAGGATGTCGCCGACAAGACGCACCCGCGCTTCATCGCTGGCTACACCGCCGGTCTCAATGATGCACGGCTTGAAGCTGGGGACACCCCACCGCCCCAGACACATTCGGAGGTGGCAACCAGATCTGCGCACGCCCATTGCTGCAAGCTTCACTTCTTATCCGAAGGGATCTTTCTCGCAGCATTCCGTAGACCTTCTTCAGCCTGCTTTTTCAGGTCCTCACGTGCGGTGTCTGCGGAATCTGGGTTCGTGCGAGCCTCGTCGCTCGTCGGGTCTTGCTTCTCAGCCATCATCAAGGCCTCCGTGGGTGTCGAAAAGCGAACCTGCCAGAAGTTGAATGGTTCCCCAGTGACGCTGCCAGCAGCGCCGCAAACAAAAAAGAAGGGCCTACCGAAGCAGACCCTTCCTCAATGGGAAGCCGACTCTTCATGGGCAATGGAGTTGCCGACTTCCGCGCTCAAACAAGGATCGGAGAAATCCGTTCCCCTACCACCCGAAAATCACCCATTAGGCCTTGAAGGAATCAAACCCGCCCATCCAGATGTAAATGCGCTCCGGCGTCTCGTCGTCGAGATAAGGGCAGGATCGCCTGCTTTTTCCGAGGGCGGCCGCCTGCTTCCCTTCCTCGAATATCTTCTTTCGCTGCTCGTCCGTCATAACCATGCCGCAGAACTAGAATCGGCAGCTCGCGTTCCAACCCCGCCGCCCGCAAATATTAGGGGCGATAACGCTTGTCCCGTTTCCGTCGAGAAGACCTGACCCGTAAATAGGCCGCTATCCCGACGAGGGTTCCAAGAGCAGTCCAGTAGATTGTTGGTGTGTTCGTTCCCGCAGCCGCAAACGAGCCGACAATCAGTCCCAGGCCAACGTAAAAAACCAAAGAAAGCCTGCTGCATAGCAAGACTTCGAGGAAAATCCGGATGAATGTCCTGACAAACTCCACCAAGGTCAAAATCTCCGACGTGGGTTTAACCGCTCAACGCAATGACGTTATCGGTGAAACCTTTGCAAAGGATTTCGGCACCCCATCACCCCAACTGAAATTGCATGAAGCGCACGCGGGTCCGCCTTCGCGTGCGCTCCATGGCCTAAGCAAAACATCCGGCTCCGATGGTGTGGGCGTCTCCGAGTATATTAGCAATTCACGAATGATATCCGGTGATGGCGGCACGCCGCCCGAGCTGTACACGTTAGGGACGGAAGGCGTCGAACCCCGCGATCCAGAGGTAGATGCGCTCCGGGGTCTCATCACTGAGATACGGGCAGGATCGCCTGCTCTGACCGCGCATCGCCGCCTGCTTCCCCTCCTCGAATATCTTCTTTCGCTGCTCGTCAGTCAGATCCATGCCGCAGAACTAGAGTCGGCGGCACGTATTCCAACCTCTCCGCCCGCAAATATTCAGCCTGCATCCCTTGGGAGCGAAGATCGTGATCGATACGCCCAGAGCACTGCGGCTGAGACGATTACGACACAAATTATGAAAAGCAGTATGTATGTACCCATAATTGACACTCCTAACGTGACACAACCAAAAGGCGGCCATTGGGTTCCACCCCTATTGAATTCGGCGGAAGGTCATCTCCGCGCCCAGGGCATCGGCCGCGATCCCCAAAACGACCGCGTCGTCTTCCTTTCGCTCAATCGCTCTCCGAAAGATGATGAGCTGCGGGCAATCCATGACGCCATCCGTCGCACGCCGGCCACCTGCCCCTTCTGCTCAAAGCCGACCTACGTGCTGCCGTGCTCGCATTGCGGCGAGCCGGACGTCCCCGACAACGATTTCTGAGGTAATCACAATGAGCCGCATCTATCTCGCCTCCTCATGGCGAAACAAGTACCAGCCCGACGCGGTCACCATGCTGCGCGCCGCGGGGCATGAGGTCTATGACTTCCGCAATCCGCCGAACGGCGTGAAGGGCTTCGCCTGGTCGGAGATCGATCCGGACTGGATGGGCTGGCAGGCCAAGCAGTATCGCGACCTTTTGACGACGCACCCGATTGCCTCGCGCGGCTACCTCAACGACTTCCGCGGCATGGAGTGGGCTGACACCTGCGTTCTGCTGCTCCCCTGCGGGCGATCTGCTCACCTTGAGGGCGGATGGTTCGCCGGCCGTGGCAAGCGCCTGATCATCTGGACGCACGACGGCGAAGAGCCGGAACTGATGGCGCTAATGGCGAACCACATTGTTACCAGCGGCGACGAGCTGCTCGAAGCGCTGGGGCAGGTCTATGCTTAGGTTCTTGATCTTCCCCGCCATCCCAGTTGTCGTCTACCTGCTGTTTGTGTTCGTTTCCCTGGAATGGAACATCTTAGCTTGGGATGCGCAAGGTCGTTTCCTCTTTGCACTCCTGTCCATCGCTGGTTGCGGTGCCTTGGCCATAGCTGCCTTCGGAGAAGAGCCATAATGACTAAGCTCACCCAAGCCCGGTTTTCCATGCAATGCTCATACATCGCGAAGAACGCGGCGGGATGGGCCGGCGATCTCCTGACGCTGCCAGAAACCTACGGCGACGCCGTGGATGCAAAGACTGTATCGCGCTTCACTGATGAGATGAGAGGCAAGCTGGATCGCCTGGATGAACTGGCGGGGCGAACTACGCCGCCCCAGCGTCCCGAGTTGAGCGATGAGGCCGTTGAGAAAGCGGCCCGGGGGCTCTCTGCTGGTCACTATGCCGGGCGTTTCAATCTTCCCGAGACTGATCCCACGGTCTTGATGAACGTCGATGCCAATTGGCACGTGTACGCACGTGAGGTGCGGATAGTGATGGCTGCCCTTGCCGCGACCGCGACGGAAAGCAGCCGATGAACCCTTTGCGGAGAATGCGGATCACCTACCATGCTTGGCACAACCCGCCTGTGTGGGCATCCTATTACGAACCTCCTGGCCGAACTGCCTGTTACTGCCATGCGTCCAGCCTCGAAGAGATGTGGGGCAAGATGAAGGATTACTTTGCCGGGAACGGCGAAGTGCAGCCGTTACGTGTCGACGACCGCTTGATGAAGTACCTGCGACCTAACGAAAGGTACGTTGGGCTAACGCGCTACGCACCGGTGAAGGGCAGATCATGACCGCAAACTCCCTCAACGGAAAGTGCGGCAGCTGCGCCCACGTCTTTGTCGTGGCTCACCTCCCGATGCCACTGAGCAAGGCCGCCTCGCTGGCTAAACGGGCGGCATGCCCATCTTGCGCATCAACCTCGATCTTCGTCTCGACGGAGACCCCAACCTTAGCCGAGCGTCCCTAGATGGCTGAAAATTTCGCTGAAACCAAACGAATGGTCCGCGAGCCAGAGGCCATTTATCAGGCGGCGCTTTCCTTGCGTCGGCAATTTGCAACGATCGACGCAGATCCAGGCAAGGCAACGCTGTTGATGGACATGTGGACGAGGGAAAACTTCATGCGTGCTCGGGACCTGAGATTCGGGGTGAACTTTGATCACCACGGTCGGCCCCACTGGCACAACCTACAGATCGAGGTCCGGTTTATGGCGGAGCGATTAGCACCGTACGTGACCGATGCCATCCCCGCCGGCAAGTTGATTTCCCGGGATGATGACCCTTTCCTTCTTTCGATCAGATACGAGAAAGAACGAAGTGGGCGCATCGCCTACCTCGATCATCCCGATGTCCATTCCGACTGGAAATGAGCGCCTGCTACGCGGCTTTCAACCTTCTGTAGTTTTCCGGGTTGAGAATTTTTCGTGGTCCGAGCAGGAGTTCGGCAGCGGAAGGCGCGTCCTTCAAGATCAGGTCCGCCCATTCCTGCGCGAGCTCCTTTCGGCGGGCCAGGTATAGCCCCCGGTTATAGGCGGCCTCGATCTTATCCTTCGGAACGTGCGCCAGCATAAAATCAATCACCGCTCGGTCCCCCGGGAACTGCTCGTTCATGACCGTGCTGAAGGTTGAGCGGAAGCCGTGCGGCACGTGCCGCTGGAAATATCCCGCCCTGTTGATCAGGTAGCCCATGGCGTTCTCGGACATCGGCCGGTGTGCATGTCGCTGGTTCGGGAACACGAACGGCCCCTTGCCGGTCAGATCGCGCAGCGCGGCGATAGCCTCCATCGCCTGCTTCGAAAGCGGAATGAAGTGATCCCTCGCCTCGTCGTCCTTGAACTGTTTTTTGAGCTTCATCCGAGCGGCCGGGATCGTCCAAACCGGATCGTCCGGATCAACTTCGTCGAACTCCGCCCATGGCGTGCAGGCAAGCGGGCCAGGCCGAGCGGCGGTTAGCGCCAAGAGGCGGAGAGCCAGCTTTGTAACGGGATGCGCCGGCGTGCCTTCGATCTTCCGAAGCATCTCCCGCGCGGCGTCGAGAGACGTAACGGCAGGCTGCCGCCCCTTCTGCAGGGGCGCCATTGCACCCTTTACGATCGCGGCTGGATCTGATGAGGCTCGACGAGACGCTATGGCATAAACAAACACCGCCGACATCCGTTGCCGGAGCCGCCGGGCCGTCTCTTTCGCGCCGCGCCGCTCGACGATACGCAAAGTCGCCAGGACAAGCGCCTCATCAATTTCGCGGATTGGGAGGTGCCCGACCGAGGGGAAGACGTCCCGCTCCAGCGACGTCAGCACGTCCGAAGCGTGAACCTCCGCCCATTGCGGCTGTTGGAGCTCGTGCCACTCGCGGGCAATGGCTTCGAACGTTTCTGCGGTTCGCTGCTGACCAACGAGCTTATCGATCTTTTTTACCATGCCCGGGTCGCGACCGGACTTCAGCACCAAGCGGGCATCTTCACGAGCTTTGCGGGCATCGTTCAGTGTGACATCCGGATAGGCACCAAGCGACAGGGTTTGTTCTTTTCCGTTGAACCGAAATCGGTAACGCCAAAGTTTGGCTCCGGCGGGCGTGACGAAAAGAAAGAGCCCTTTTTCATCAGCGATTCGGTATGGTTTTTCTTCGGCTTTCGCCTTGCGCACCTGTAGATCGGTTAGCCCTGCCAT